CTATACACCGAGATCAGCGTCAGGAATGAAGGGAACATTGCTTTCTCCATCCTTTGGCTTGTCGTTGTCCACAATAGTGAGTGTCTTGATGTTGATCTGTGTCTCACGAGCTTTGTATTGCCCATCCAGTTCAAGTAGGCGCTCTTCCTCAGAGATTGGCCGGTCTACTTCTGCAGTGATAGAAGAGGAACTGTACTTAGGCAGGAGGAAGGGTAGGAACTTGGCAATAGCACCGGCACGGTCGCCAGGATCCTTGATTTGTATGAGTAGCTCACCCAGAGTATTTACGAATGGCATAACTTGTTCTTTGAGAGCGTCACGAACATTGGTATATCTACCTTTGGCACCACGAGGCCGCCCAGTGGAGTGTGAGCCCTTAACGAACTGGCCCTTCTCATTGCGCGTTTGCTTAGGCTTGCTTTCCTCAACTGGAGCAGGATTTTCCACTGCAGCTTCTTTATTTTCCTTAGCAGGCGCAGCACTTTCCTTTTTCGTGCGTTTCTTTGCCGTTGAAGCCGCCCTTGTAGGCTTTTTCGGAGTTTTACTTTCCGATTTTTCGGTTTTGTTTTCGTCTTTCTTCTTCATATCGTCCCTTTCTGATTTGGTATTTTATGACTGTGTGGCAAAGCTAATACATTATTTTTGTTCACAAAATATAAAAACTGAAATAATATGGGACTTATTGGAGGCATTATAGGTGGAGCCGCCAGCGCAGCCGGTGGAATCTTTGCCGGCAAGGCGCTTGCCAAAGGCTACCGCCAGCAGCAGGAGCTATACAATAACCGCATTAACGATGTGAAGGCACATCGTGATGCAGTGTACTACCAGGACCCGACGCAGAGCGCCGAGAACCAGGCCGCCGTTACGCAAGCCCAGCAAGTACTTGATGATGCTAATGCACGTGCTCAGGCCACAAGCATTGTGACCGGAGGCAGCGACGAGAGTGCAGCCATGGCCAAACAGGCAGCAGCAGGCACCGTTGGCAATATGATGCAGCAGCAGGCCGCGAGTGGGCAGGCGCGCAAGGATCAAGCCTGGCAGAGTGCCGACAATCAGATTGACACTTTCTCAAAGTATCTTGCAGACGCAAAGTTAGGCCAGGCACAAGCCAAGGCGAGTGCTATTAGCAGCGCCGCCGGAGGACTTGCCAGTGCCGCAAATAGTTTACCATGGTAAAAGGACTGAGATATGGGAGAAGAAGAAGAGAAGAAACAGACCACCACACCGCAGTCTGATAGCACGTCTGTTAATGACAATAGCAATACCGACCAGAATCAGCAACAGGGAGGTGACGATAACCCTGGCACCGGAAATGCCAAGGCTAATACTAATGTGTCCGACCAGAGCCAACAGCAAGGTGGGGACGATAATCCAGGTACCGGAGGAACAGGACAGCCAACCACAGACCAGAATCAGCAGGCAGGAGGCCAGAATAACCCAGCCTCAATGCAGGTTGATCCTTCTTCACTTGGCTCACTGACTGATCCGACCGCCGGACTACTGAACCAACCACCGAAATTAGGCTTTCATATTGGCCCCAACGGTGAAACCATCTACGACACCGCCGAAGAAGCATGGAACCACGGCCAGAGCATCAGCGACTATGCAAAGACCAGCAACGATAGCATAGGCGACGTGCTTAGCTCCTATTGGAACTGGGCCAATCAAAATGATAAGCCCATTGACATTATCAACGTCATGGGAGCCATGCAGGGCCAGGACATAACCAAGAGCGCAGCCCAGAACGCAGCAGAGGAGAAGAAAGCCAAACGGCAACAGATGTGGGACAGCTTAGGTTTAGTGCTCACCCACCTTGGCAACTTTGCCGGGACACTCGCAGGAGGACCAGCCCAGAAGATTGAAGCTCCTGAGTTTTCCAAGCGTCAACAGGCACTTTACGATGCCACCATGCAGCAACGTGACAAGAATAACCAGAACCTTCTTACCCAGCTTTGGAACCAGCAAGCCAATGAGCGCAAGAATGATTTGGCAAAAGCCCAGGAAAAACTGTATGGAGCCAAGCAGGACACCGAAGCAGCACGCAAGGCAGGCATAGAAGGTGATACCGCTAACAAGAAAGCCGTTGCTGATGCTAATGTAGGCAATATCGCAGCTCAGCAGAAACAGCATGAAGCACAGACGGAAGCCATCAACAACAAAGATAAACGCGAAGAAGCTTTGGCACCGTTGGTTAGAGAACGTGTTCAGGCACAGACCAGAGCAAGCAACGCCAGTGCAGATGCCAGCGAGGCAAGTGCAGCTCATAGCAGGGCAGCGACACGAGCCACCAACGAACAGGCCTATGGTAAGCGATATGAGAAGGACCGTTACCGGATATGGGCAAGAAACCGCCGTCTCCATCCAAATGAGAGCCGCGACTTCATGCAGCAGAATAACATACACTCATGGGATAAGAAGAACTGGAATAAAGAGCTCATCGACCAGTACAACGGTTATATTGCTGACAAGTTCAGTGGCCGCAAGAAGAGTTCAGGTAGTGCTTCTTCACTCCTTGATTAACGAGAACCCAAACATATATCATTATGCCAAACACCAAGAGATACATGTTGAATGTGAACGGCAAGCAGCGCACTGTTGCAGCCGATAAGTTCAACGACAAAGTAGATATGTTTGTCAGTGAAATGCCAGATGCTACCATCCGCATGAGAGACAAAGAAGGCACGGAGCGTGATGTTAAGATGGATGATCTTAGCTCAGCCTACGATGCCGGCTATCAGTTTGTAGAGACTGACAAACCTATCTACGTGAACACTAAGGATCCAAACGCCAAGCCGGCACAGCAGGCCCAAGCCGCCGCACCTCAGCAACAGAGGCAGCAGGCACCGACGACCACAGCCCAGGAACAACAGAGACAGCGCGCAGAGCAGCAGAAAGCAGCGCAACAAAATCCGGTGCTCAATGGCAGTTTGCTGCAACAGGCTATTAATCAGTCGCAGTACCAATTTAAGCCTGTGGTGAAGTCTCAGGATGTAAAAATCCCATACGCATCAGGCCTTATTTCGCAGGCAACCGACCCGGATAGAGCAGCCAACGGCCAGCCGGCAACGCCAGCCGTTCAGCAGGCTAACCAACCTTTCGCCGGAGCTCAGGAGCAGCAACAGCAGGCCCCATCCGCACAGCAACAGGCACAAATGGCTAATGTTCCACAACTGGAACAGGAGCCAGAAGCAGTTATTACTGCAAAATTGCCAGAAGGCAAATCCTCAAAAGGCTTTGTCGAGAATAGAGATCAATACAAGACCGAAGATTTGCTGAACAAGATGTATCAGTATGTGCAGTTAACCAACGGAGCTTCGGACATTCATAAGGTTAATGATCTTGTTAATGCCGATAAAGACCTAACGAACCTTCCTCCTAAGACAAAGAAGGTCCTATACGATGAGGCACGCCGCATGTATATGCGCCAGAGTGCCGCCGACATTGCCACCAAGATAGTAGGCAATATCCCAGAAGGCGCCACCACTGAGGAGGTGAAGAAAGCTATTGAGGAGATCTATTATCGTCCGGACTTCCTTCCCAACTTTGTTACGGCAAACGCTAATTGGACTGATGAGGATAAGCGCAGCGCCCAGAACCGTTATAGTGGCCAAGGTTACTATGACCTTGTGAAAGCATACACACAAAAGCTACTTCAGCAGAAAGGCTATGACGAGGGCACCGCCGGTATGCTCACCAGTGGCATGTTTACCAAGCAAGAGTTTCTCCAGCGTGATAAGAATAGCCGCGTAGCCGCCGACATGATAGGCGACCTGGCACAGAAACCCATTGATGATGCCATTAGCAAGTTTGACCAGTTGGCCAAGCAAGCATTTGAGAAGGAAATCAACAGTGACAACTTTGCCGGTATGCCTGGAGGTATGCGTATGGGTATGGTTGGTGAGGCTACACGCCAAGCAAACGAGGCCAAGGATCCAAAGAAGGTGCTTGACTATCTCGCTACTCAGGTGAAGAAGATCGTACAGAACCCCGAGTTTGTCAAGCAGATGCAGGCCAACGCCGACAAATTAGGAATGGACTTAGGCGACTATTACCGCACCTATGTTGAGAAGCAGTTAGGCGACGCCATTACTAACCGCTACATGCAGACAGAAATGGCCCGTCAGATGCCAAAGAGCAGTCTGGAGTACATTCTAAAGACCGGCTTAGGTAACTCCATTATCGGACAGATAGGCCGCAAGCTCACACAGACCAATTATCAGAATTGGTTGGAGGATATGGCCAACAGCGACTATGAACAGAAGCATGCAGGCTTCTGGGACAAAGTAGCCAGTGGCGCCGTGACCTTTGGCGCCGACATGTGGAGTTATCTTATTCCAGGTGGTGTTGGTGCTAAGGTAAGCGAGAAGGCAGCCGCAGGAGCCGTTAAAAAGCTTGCCGCCGACCTCACATCACATGGTATGGAGAAAGCCGCCGCCGAGCGTGCCGCAAAGGTTATTCTTGAAAAGCAATTAGGCTTCACAATCAAGAAGAGCGCCATCAGTAATGCTATTGCCTTTGGTGGACAGTCTGTAATTGCCACTCCTGTAAACGAGGCTTACCGTAACGGCCAGCCACAAGGCGACGGCACCACCTACCAGACATCAGTAGGCAAGATAGTAGGCCATACCGTTGTGAACACCGCTAAAAACGCCGCCATGGGTGCACTCATGCAGGGAAACACCGTGGGCCAGTTCCTTACCAGAGGCAAAGGTGTGTGGGCTAATGTGCTTGGAGGTCAATTAGGCACAGCCGCCGACGCCGGTATTATGGGCACATCTTCACTCCTGGAGCGTATGGCCTCCGATCCTTCCTTCACACCCACCGGCAAGGATGCCGCAGAAAGTTTCTTAGAGAGCTATGTTTCTTTGAACCTGTTAGGCTTGCCCCACAAGGCTACCAAGTATCTCAACTTCCGTAATCAGCAAGAGTTCAACCGAAAGTTTCAATTCAACGACGACGACCTTCATGTGTTGAATGAAAAGGGATATGCAGGTCTTTACGATGCCTTCTTGAAGATGGGCCAGGACAGCCGAGGCCCACAAGAGGCAGAGCAGCCAGGAGTAAGGAGCAAGGCAGATGCAGACTACGAGGTTATGCGCCAGCACACCCCCGAGTATATGCAGTTACTTCGTGATCCAGATGTTCCAGAGACTACCAAGGCCAAGATGATGAATGTTATCGAGGGCAAGCGCCCAGATGCCTTCTCACCTGTTATCAACAGCGAGGTTACACCCGACGAATACGGCGACGGAGCCACCCTGACAACATACAACCAAGATGGAGGAGTTATAGACCGCCGCCACTACGATAGCGCCGCAGATGCAGACAAAGACAACGACAGACTACGTTGGCAGAAAGAGGTGAACACTACCGGAGCCCTGGAGGGGATGTATAACAATATCTATCTCCAGAACGACCTTCGCCGACAGTACGAGCAAGTTGTTTCCAAGCAACAGCGAGGTGAAGAGCTCACCGATGAAGAGAAGAAAGCCGTCTATCTGTTCCAGAACGCCAAGAAGTTCTCAGACGTAGCCGAGCGCCGCAACCGAGGTGAAGAGCTCACCGAAGATGAGGCTAATCTTTTCAACTCCTACCGCCAGGTTTACAATGATCTCCAGCAAGGCACCGAGGCAGCCACAATGTATGCAGAGAACTTTGAAGCATCCATGGGCCTGAGCAAAGGTGCACTTCAAGCAGCTATGAAGGGCCACACAAAGCGTGAGGCCACATCGCTTTTGCAGGAAGGAGAGCAAGTAGTAGATGCCGGCGACGGGCATTTCCGCACGCCAGCAGAACAACGTATTGTTAAGGCTTATCAGGAAGCATTGCGCGCCGACATTCAGAACGCGCCACCAACCATTTACGACCATGCAACAGAAGAGCGCCAGCAGGCAGGCCCAGGAGCACAACAGTCACAGGAACCTGAACAGCCAGCCGACCAGGCGCCACAAGATATAGACGAATCTCCCAACGTCCCGACACCACCCGACGCCCCACGCGGATTGCCCCCAGTCGATAGCGGAGGCACCGGTGGGGACGGTGGTGTTTCTCCTGAAAAGCCAGTAGGACCAGCAGGACAACAGCCGGCAGGACAAGGCCCAGAAGCACCACAGGGAGGCACAGGCGCCGGAGAAGGCGAAGCACCATTGACACCTACCCAGCAGCGTAGAGAGGCAGCCTATAACCACGGAGCATCAGCCGCCGAGGACAGGAGCGTATTGCCACAACTGGAATATGAGAATAGACTTGCCCGTCACCGTATGGACATGCTTTTCCCAATGTCAGAGCCAAAGAACGCGAAGTTTGTTCACGACCTTAACGCACTTGTTGAGGCCGGTGACGATGATGCCGTGCAACAGTTCCTGGACGGTCAGAACCTCACGCCCTACCAAAGAGAAGCCGTTGAGGCTTATCTTGATGTGCAGGAAGCACAGGCAGGACAGGATGACAGCATCTATCAGCAGACCGCCGACTATGAGCAGGAACGGCGAGAGCAATTGCAGACCGTAGTCAGCGACCAGGGCACTATTATTCCCGTATTGCTTGACGACGGTACCGAAGCCTACGTGAAGAGTGGTGACGTCACCAACCAGTACGGAGGTATTATTGTTGTTGATGAGGACGGCCAGACACAACAGGTACCAGTGAGACGTATCAAGCAGCTTGGTGAGGCCGTGCCGTTGAACGACGCATTGAAAGCCGATGTGGACACCTTCACCATGCAGTTGGACGATCAGTATAGGAACCTGAGAGCCAGCGTAGGACTAATGCCAGGTATGGAAACCGACCTGAGAGTGGCCGGCAAAGACCTTCATGTGAAGGTAGCCGGCCAGGATCCAAACGGCAACACTATCTTCGAGGGAGAGGACGGCAGCCGTTTTGCCCTGAGCCCACTGGAAGCCTCCGGTTATGTAGCTGAGGCCGACTATGCCAAGATAGAAGCCCAGCTCCAGCAGGAAGCCCAGCAGAACAAGGCCAATGAGCAGAAGGATCGTTTCACTACCGGTATTGTTGGCTACAATGAAGGCCACCCCGACTATTCAGCTAAGGGAACCGACGCAAGCGCAGCCGCCGAGTATCTGAGAACGACCGCCCCCGACGGCAAGACCGACGGAGTGCTGAAGAATATACAGGCCGAGAAGGACCAGTTGAAGGAGCATGAGCGCCGCATCCGTTTCGACCTGGACCGCCACACCCAATGGATGGAGACCAACGGCGATATGTACACTCCAGAGCAGAAAGCGCAGAAAGACGCACTCATCAAGCGATTGCAAGAAGAGCTTTCCGACAATCTGCAACGGCAGCGCAAGTGGGGAGAGATCCGCAAAGGCGTTATGACCGGTGAGCAGCGTGCGCAGTTTGCCCAGGAGCGAGCCAACAAAGTAGGCAAGGCCGTTGAGCATGCACGCGCAGAGGTAGCCAAGGCCAATCCGCAAGTGTTGGCACCTGAGAAGCCAAAAGAGTTGAGTGGCGAGAGCTTACTCGCTAACTTCCCCACCCAAGGTGACGCTGAGCGTTTCATTACCGATAAGCGCATGGAGCTGCAAAAGCAGTGGAGTAACGGAGTAGGCAGCGAAATGGCCGACGTGCGCCGCCTTATCGGTGACTACGAGGATGGAGCCGCCGAGCTCAGCGACGTAGAGATCCAAGAGGCCGCCAACAGAATGGCCGCACTGGAGCAGCAGGAGAAAACACTTCTCCAGACACAGAAACAGTTGAAGGACACATTAGGCGCCCTTACCAACATCTATGCCCAGCGCAACGCCGAAGAGATTAAGAAGCTACCACCCGAAGAGCAGCGAGCAGCCGCCCTTTCCGGTGCAAAGAACGTGCAAGACCTTTGGAAGAAGGCCCACGAGGTGTACGACGGTACCGAGGCCGGATTCTTGCTTGACGCAGAAGAGCCACAGACCCTTGAAGAATTTGTGGCAAGCCACCTTGGCCCCCATACCATCAACTGGGAAGGCATAGAGCGAGGAGGCGTTAAGTACACCGGTTTACAGCAAGAGCTTGGCACCCGTCGTGGCATTGGCCATGGATATGACAGCAACACTATTAACTATTTCCTTGCGCCCAAGGGACATGGGAAGAGTGTAGATGCCATTGTTCACGAAATGTGGGAATCCGCCCTTAGCACTCCTGGCTTTGAGAACGTAGGCACCCAGGAGATCCGCAACGCCTTGCTTGACTTGCTCAGCTCAGCACGCAAACCATCGGATATCACGTACATGATAGTCCGCAACCGCATTGCCGATGCCGAAGAGTTCCTTCGTGCTCAGGAAGAGCAGGAGAGACAATACATGGAGGAGGAAGCAGCCGAGCGTCAGGCGAAGATCCAGGAGTATCAAGACTATCTTGATGCCATGAGCGCCGATGAACCCAGTCCTGAAGTAGAAGCTTACATCGACGGACTTATTGCCGATGATATTGCCAAACGTGAGGAAGAGCGTCAAGCCTATGAGGAAGCTATTAACCAGATGTTGCCCGAACAGGCAGAACTGTTAAACGAAATAGAAAATGGAGAAAATCAGCAACAACCCACAGTTGCAGGCAGCAGGCGAATGGATCAAGAGCCTCAACGACCAGCAGCTAAAACAGGAAATGGCCAAGGCGAAACGCCTGTGCCAAGAAAAGAACCTTCTCAGCCCGGCGTTGAAGGTACGCATACTGCAGAACCGGAACGTAAGCCAGCGCAAGCGCCAGTACCAACTGGCAATGGCCATGCTAACGGAGGCGTACCTGTACAGTCAGAAGCAAAATCAGGAGAAGTAGGCACCAGCGGCGATGATATTGCCGTGATGGAGCCGGAGAGTGAAGCCCCCCTCTCTGTAGATAAAGCAGACTCAATAATTAAGGCCATGTCGCAGGGCGCCGTAGTAGACCCTGAGATAAGCCTTACACCTGAAAATTGGATGTCTACATTTGGCTTTAACAACCAGATAGGCACACCTATCGGTAAGGTGAAGATGGGAGAACATCAGTACAATAAGCTTGTGGATAAGAAAAGGACAAAGGAGTTTGGTATGGTTTCTCTTACGCTTACCGACCCAGATGTTATTTTCATAGAGCCAAGCGAAGCTAAGGAAGGCACGATAACCGAGCGCCCCTATTCCTATGTATTCGTAAAGACGTTCAAGAAGTCTGACGGCACCACCACCAAGTATTTTACATCAGTTACAGTATCACAAGAAGGCCTTGAAGTTTCAGTAAGCAGCCACTATAATAACGAGAACAAGATCAAGCAGAAGCTTACGGAGTACAGACGTAAATACACAAAGCAAGCGTTACTCTCCAACAGCTCTGACAGGCGCTTAGCTGAACATCAAAATGATGTGCCGGACCTCCTTCCTACGCAAGAGAATAACGCTTCTTCTGAAGGCAAAGGTAGTGAAAATTCCGCTACCATGCAAAGAAATGAGCAGAAAAATGCACCTGGCAATGACACTCGTGAAAAGAGTGCCAGCAGTGGCGATATTGCAGCAGCGCGCAAGGAGGTGGACACCCACCCGACCGACGCGCAAAAGGAAGCCGGCAACTATAAGAAGGGCCATGTGAAGATTGACGGTTACGACATTACTATTGAAAATCCGAATGGATCCACGCGCACCGGCCATGGCAAGGACGGCAAGGAATGGAGCGTAAAGATGAACTATGACTATGGTTACATCAAAGGCACCGAAGGTGTAGACGGCGACCATATCGACGTCTATCTCAGTGACGATCCTACGACCGGAAATGTGTATGTTGTAGACCAGGTGAACCAGAGCGACGGCAGTTTTGATGAGCACAAGGTAATGTACGGTTTCCCATCCAAGGAAGCCGCCATTGAAGCTTACAAGTCACAGTATGAAAAGGGATGGAAGGTAGGCACCGTTACCGAGGTGAGCAAGGACGACTTCAAGGCCTGGGTAGAGAGCAGCCACCGCAAGACCAAGCCCTTTGCCGATTACAAGCTTGCAAAGGATAAAGCCTACGTGCAGCAGCACCTTGTTATAGGTGGTATTCCCAAGCCTAAGTCAGCACCAGAAGAGAAGCCTGAGAGCAAGTATAAAAAGGGTGAACTTGTTATGTATCGCGGCCAGATGGCTAAGATAGATAGCGTGAACGAGGACGGCACTTATAATGTCGTCTCAGGTCCGAAGTATCTCCCTGTAACATCCATGAATGTTGCTGAGGCTGATATTGCCGGTACCACCGATGCTATCACCAAACAGGCATATAACATTATGGCCGCGAACTTAAAGAAGCAAGGCAAGCTGATGAAGCCCGGCCTCATCAATGCCGCTATCCGTGACCGCGACCAAGCTATTGACGAGCTTACCCCACGAGTGGAGAAAGGCGAGCAGACCGGACCATTCCGAGGCAACAAGAGTGTAGATTTATTCTCCACACTCTTGAAAGCTATGGGTGAGCGTGATGCCCTTCAAGACTATATGGACCATGTGCGCCCAGAAGAGCAGAAGCAGGCAGAGCAAGCCAATCAGGAAAAGCAAAAGCAACAGAAGGCCAAGAAAGACGCCGAGAAGAAGCAGGAGCAATCCAAGGCCGGAGGCAGCAAAAAGCGCAAGACCAATAATAAGATCATCACCGATGATGCTTATGAGCAGTTGAAGAAGCGCATGCGCGATAAGTTGAACAACCTCAACTCAGGTATTGATCCTGAACTGTTCATGATTGGTAGTCAGATGGCCATGTACCATATTGAGGCCGGCGCAAGGAAGTTTGCCGAGTATGCACGCAGAATGATTGAGGACTGTGGCGATAAGATACGCCCATATCTCAAAGCTTTCTACGATGCAGCACGACAGATGGACGATATGAAGGAGTATCGCAAGGAAATGTCGAGCCACGACGAGGTAGACAACTTCGACGTTGAGAAGTTTGATCCAACCAAGGAGGAGAAAACAGCCGCCGAGCCAATCAAGGTTACGGATGCAGACAGTCTGTTGGCAGAGGTGAACCGCCGCAATGAAGTAGCTCAGGCTTCAAAGCCTGAGAACAGTGGCAAGGCAGCGAACAAGCCAGAAGAGCCCGAAGCCCCCACCGTGGAGGCGCAGGCACCCGAGCCCATCCCGTCACCCACCATTGGCAGTACCGACGGAGGAGAAATGATAGACAAGGCCGAGGATAACCCCGGCTACTCCATCACTCAGCGTTGGCACAAGAAGAAAGGCATTGATATTTGGGTAGTGAACTTCACCGAGCGTTTCGACAGAGACAAGTTCCTTGATCTTAAGAAACAGGTAAAGAGTTTTGGAGGCTATTACTCCAGCTTTGGCAAGGCAGGATTTGTTTTTGAATCCGGAGAGGCCGATGCCAAGAAGTTTGCAGAATCAGTATTAGGTAAACAGAATAACGATGAAACAGGAAACGAACCAGCAAATACAGAGGCTATTGCAAGCCAAGCAGAGGCTATTGCAAGCCAAGCAGAAAGTGTTGCAGAAACAGCAACAACTGAGGATGAAGTAAACGACGCCCAGAAGAAGATTGATGAGCAGTTAGAGAAGGTAGATGAGCAACTTGCCCTGTTAGGCTTCTACAAGCATGACCCCAATAGCCCCGAGCATGAGAGTTATGGTTATATGAAGTCGGCAGAAAAGTTAGCGTTGAAGGACGCCAACCGATTGGCAAAGGAGATTTATGCCGCCCTTGGCCAAAAGACCAACAAACGCAACCTTGCCAATGCTAACCTTGCCCCGATAGGAGGTGACATCTATATGAAGATAGACCTTCCGGGCACCGGCAAGTATATCTACATCAATTTGAATCTTGACCGCAACGACTTTGACGACCTTGTGTTAGGCCGTATCATGTACCGCCTGCAGGGAGAAGGACGAAGCGAGAGTAACCATTTCACAGCCGTTGATACACCGCTTTCCACCTTCTTAGAGGATATGAAGCGTTTAGCGAGGAGTACTGGCTATGAAGTTCCCGAGACACCAGCGCCAAAGTCTAAGCCCACCAAGGCAGCCAAATCAAAGAAGGCAACAGTTCAGGAGCCATCCTTGTTTGACATGATAGAGCCCCAGAACCCGAAAGCCGACGAGCAGTTAGGCATTAAGACTACCGACACCGTGCAACCAGCCGCCGAGGATCCAGCACCACAGGAAGGAGGCAATGATAACCGCACCGCCGATGCAGTGGAGCAGTATCTTAATACCCTTACCCCACGCAAGCGCGAAATGGCTAAGATGCTCCTGAATGAGAAGCAGGACTGGGGAGAAGGTTATAAGACTGTTGCTGAATACATCGACCAGTGGGCACGCGAGGGTAAGAACCAAGTGAAGATGCAGAAGTCACACGACGGAAAGAAAGGTTATGAGATCCTTAGCGATGCCGGCGACCATCTTCACTATATCGACGAGCCTACCTACGAATATGCCGTATTGAGAGGAATGAAGGGTGACCCCGAGCGCGATAAGTTCTATTTCGTATGGAACGAGTGCGGACGCCCCGACCTTGCACGCATCAACAAGATACTTGAGCAGGCCAAGATAGACCTTGCATTGACACAAGGCAGCAAACATGTGCTCAAACGTATTGAAGATTTCGAGCTCATGCGCAACTTCATTGTGCGTGATATGGTTGATGCCATCCGCAGTGGGAAACAACCCATGCAGAACGATGAACAGCGCGACTATCTGAAACGTTGGATAGCTGAGGCACAGAGCGCCGTAGGTGATGAGAAGTTTACCCAGCTTGTAAAGAAAGCCGTTGATGAGGCTAACAAGCTTATTGCCGACTACGAGAAGAGGAAGGCAGCCAAGCAAGATGAAGCCGCCAGCCCATTAAAGCCTACCGATGAAGATTATCTAAGCGAGAAGAACCTTCTCACACTGAGCTCATCAAAGTTCTTTAGCGCCTTGAAGGATGTGAACGCCAAAGCCGCAGTTAGATATGCATCTGACCATGCTACTGATACCGCCGATGTTCTCAAACAAGAGCTGACGAGATTAAGAGATCTCAGAGACCAGCTAACAAACAGCATGAATGGCAGCCATACACTGAACAAGCACCGTCATTTTGAAATAGAGCTTGAAAAGGTGAAGGGCCAGATAGATGCCGCCGAGGAGCTACTTGCACGTGAGAACGCCGCCCATGCCGAGCACCCGAAACTGAATATCGGTGATAAGGTGATATACAAAGGCGAGCCGGCCACCGTTACCGACTTTGAGACAACCGGCCAGCCCGTGCTTGATACCGGCCTGGCTCCAGTGATGTATGAAGTGGCCGATTGGGAAGATATTACCCTTCCTGAGACCAAGAAGCCGGAAAATTCCGTATCTTTGCCAACAGAACATGAAGTAAAGACAGATAACCATGGACAAGAAACAACAGCAACAGGTGGAGGAGCTGAGAAACCAGCTAATCCAAAGCCGGGAGTATTGGGCACAGCAAAGACTGGATCTGATGCAGGAGTTCAGGCCGGAGGAACTGGAGCAGCTTCTTCAGCAGGGACAACTGGAAGCAAGCCTGGAGGACACTCAGGAAGCGTACGACGACCAGGAACACGACCTACGAGTTCAGGGGACTTATTCGACAGATCAGATTTCGGAGATACTGAGAGCCCAGATGCAGGAACAGTACATGCAGACGGAGGACGAGGAGGACAGCGACCCGTCAATGGCGGACTGGATAAACCAGATCGTGGAGGACGGCCAGCGCCGACTGGCAGCAAGACGCCAGCAAGCAAACCAGCCTCAAAGCCCAAGCCAGAAGTAAAGGACGATATAAGGCCGGACGATCACAGTACCAAGACCGCAAGCGAGAAAGAGAAGCCGCTTAACACGCGCAACTATCTCTATCCCGACGATGCCACCGACATCGACAACATGAACGCCGGCCAGCGCTTGCGCACTAACATACGCGCCCTTGAGATACTGAGAGACTGTTTGCGCCAGGGCAGACCAGCCACCCCCGAGGAGCGTGCCGAGCTTGGCAAGTTCAGAGGATGGGGAGGCACCGACGGCAGTATGTGGTATGATTACGACTACATGCGCCGTCGTGGATCAGCAGATGTAGCTAAGCTTGCCGACATACTCGAGGAAATAGACCCTCACAACGAGCACAAACTACTTGACGACATCCAACATGCCGCCCTGACGAGCTATTACACCCCTGTTGATGTAGCCCGAGGCATTAACCACTTCCTTGACCGTGCAGGCTACAAGGGAGGAGGCAGTTTCCTTGACGGCAGTATCGGTAGTGGTGTGCTTGAAGGAACCATGCCTAAGAGCATGCAGCAGCGTACCCAGATCTACGGTACCGAACTTGATTGGCTCACCGGTAATATTGTGAAGTTGCTCTATCCCGATGCCAACATTAGGATTATCGGTTTCCAGGATGCCGGATTCCCTGACAATAGTATGAGCGTAGTAGGCAGTAATATCCCATTTGGCGATATTGCCGTCAACGATCCGTCATGGAAGGGCACCAGTGAACCCGTCAAGAAGTTTGCTCAGAGCCGCATCCACAACTATTTCACGGTTAAGAACATCAGCCTTTTGAAGCCCGGAGGCATTGGTTATATAATGACCAGCAATGCCATCATGGACACGAAGGGCAACCAGCTTGTGCGCAAGTATATCGCAGACAACTGTGAGATACTTGGAGCCGTGCGTTTGCCGGATAACACCTTCAAAGGAGCCGGTACCAATCCTGTTACTGATATTATCTTCTTCCGCAAGTATAAAGACGGAGAGGATAAGACAGCCACACGCACCGAGCAGTACCTATCTGACATAGAAACTCCATTCCTGAGCGACTATGAAGAAGAGATACAGCAGAAGTGGGAAAGCGCCGTTGTGCACTACAATGGCTATTACGGAAAGCATCCTGAAATGGTTATCGGCAACATCAAACTTGGTAACCAGTACAGAGGCGACGCTTACGGCCTCACCTCAGACCTGAGCACCGCCGAGATAGCCCAGAAGCTCACAGACCTCATCGACAAATACGTGGTACCAGCCAGCCGCAAGGGTAAGCTTTACGATACCACCAAGAGCTCACGTCAGGTTTACGACGCAGTGCGCGAAGAGTATGTAGGCAATGGTGACTACCAAGGCGACGGTAACATTGTGGAGCAGAACGGCAAGTTTGGCTACCTATCCAAGCCCAAAGGCGACAAATCAGGAACCTTCCAGTTCCTTGCCGATCCTAAACTTGCGAGCCAGGCCGCCAAGATACGCCTGATGATCCCCGTGCGCACCGCCATGAAGCAGCTCATTGCCGAGGAGATAGGAGGAGCAGAAGAAGCACAGGTGAAACTGTTGCGTGCCAAGCTCAAACAGGCCTACAACAACTTTGTAGCCCACTATGGCCGTCTGAATGATAAGAAGAACGACTTTATCAAGAAGGACATCGACGGTTATAGCATCCTATCCCTGGAGAAGATGAACGACGGCAAGTTTGCCGGCCTTAGCGACATCTTCGAGAAGAGTACCATCAAGAGCAAGATTGACCTTGACAGCGCCAGCACGCCTTCTGAAATGATTACGTTGTCACTCGCCGAGTATGGAGAGATACGCCCCGAGTACATGGAATCTAAGTTAGGCCCGGACTGGATAGACAAGGTAGACGGCGTTGTGTTTGAGGAACCCGGTGGAGGCTACCAAATGCGCGACTTATATCTTAGTGGCAATGTTAAAGCCAAGCTGAAAGAAGCTGAGGCCGCCGCGAAGATGGATCACCGCTTTGACAGGAATGTTGAGGCTCTGAAAGCCGTGCAGCCAGCCGACATCCCATTTATTGGTATTGCCATCCACATGGGAGCCCGTTGGGTACCCGACGACATCTATACCGCCTTCATTCAAGACCTGTTAGGCGTAGACCGCTATAATGCCAACACCGGTATTGTTTATAGTCCAGAAGCCGACGTGTTTAACGTCTATATTGAAGGCTATGAGACATCCGGCAAAGCCAACGAGTGGAAGACCGAGCACTGCAATAATCAAAAACTCATAGAGGCCGCATTAACGAACAATAAGGTAACTGTCAGACTTAAAGACAGAGACGGCCACGAATATACCGACGAGGACGAGACCAACAGTGCCAACGATAAGATAGACCAGATCCGCGAGAAATTCGAGGACTTTATCAGTGCGCACCACGATATTTCCGACCGCCTAACCAAGATTTATAACGAGAAGTTTAATACTACCGTTATTCCGAAGTTTGACGGAAGCCACCTCCAGATACCAGGCTTGCAGGGTAAGACCTTGCGCCCTCATCAGAAGGATGCCGTTTGGATGCTCATTAACAATCGCGGAGGCATTATTGATCATATTGTCGGCGCCGGCAAGACGTTGGTTATGCACAGTGCTATTATGGAAATGCGCCGTATGGGCATTGCCAAAAAGCCAATGATTATTGCATTGAAGGCTACCGTGCCACAGATGGTGAAGGAGTTTCACGAAGCCTTCCCTACTGCGCGTGTGCTTGCTCCTATGGACAACGACTTCAAGAAGGAGAACCGCAAGCAGATGCTTTCACGCATTGCCGTGAACGACTGGGATTGCGTTATCCTGAGCCATGAGCAATATGGTATGTTGCCCCACAAGGAAGAAATAGAGACCGGTATTTTGCAAGAACAGATCGACCAGCTTGAAGCAGCGATAGAAATACTAAAGCAGGCGTCCGGCAACTCTCAACTCACCAAGCGCCAACAGAAGGCACTGGAGAAGCGAAGAGAACGACTAAAGGTAAAGGTCCAGCGTCTATTAGATAGGAAGGTAGACCGCGAGTTTACCTTTGAGGACTTAGGCGTGGACTATCTGTTTGTGGACGAGTGCCAGCAATTCAAGAACCTTGCATACGTCACAACCCATAACAGGATCGCCGGACTTAGCAACCCCGAAGGAAGTGCACGCTCTATGGCCTTGCTTTGTGGAGCACGCTATCTGCAGCAGCTTCACCAAGGCGACCAAGGATTGATACTTGCTTCAGGTACCACCATCAGTAACTCACTTGTGGAGTTGTACAGTCTGTTCCAGTATATACGCCCCAACAAGATGAAGGAGCTTGGCTTCAATACCTTTGATGCCTGGGCCGCCAACTTTGCAGAGTGTTCTACCGAAGGCGAGTTCGACTACAAAGGCGAATTGGTAGACAAGGCACGGTTTAGGAACTTTGAAAACCTGGCAGAGCTTGCGAAGCTCTATACAGAGGTAGCCGATGTGCGCAACGACCTCAACTTACAGTTGCCCAAGCCGAAGATGAATGTCCACGTCGTCACGGTACCAGCCAGTGATTCACTTAAAGAGATTACCCGTGAAGTGTTGAACATGGTCAGGAACCATCATGGAGGATATTTTGGTATCCCCGACAAAACAGCGAGTGGACAGGATCAACCGTGGGCATTGTTGGCAACCAATATCAGTACTAAGGCAGCCATCAACGTTAAGTTGGTGAAGCCCGATATGGACGACGGCGACGGAGGTAAGATTACCTACGTGTGTGACAACGTAAAGAAAATATACGACAAATTCAGTGCTGACAAAGGCACACAAGTTATTTTCTGTGACCTTGGTGTGCCCGACGGTAAGAAGGAATATGACGTATACACAGACTTCATCAATCGTCTCTCCACTGATTACGGAATCCCCAAGGAAGAGATTTTCGATATTCACAAGGCTAATACAGACAAGAAACGCGCTGAGCTTTGTAAGAAGATGAACGACGGTACCGTTCGTATTCTCATTGGAGGTGCTAAGAACGCCGGTACAGGACTGAATATTCAACAGCGCATGGTTGCTATCCACCATGTAGATATGAGTTGGAACCCAGCCAACGTGACACAGGAGAATGGCCGTGGCGCCCGTCAGGGCAACTGGCTTGCAAGAGACAAGAACGATGACAAAGTAGAAGTGTTCTACTATGCTACCGAGCAAAGTTTGGATCTCTATAAATATCAGCTTGTGTCTACCAAACAGAGGATGATCGACGCCTTTAAGGTAAGCGCCAGCAATGGAAGCGAGGCACGAAGCTTTGACGAAGGAGCCGCCGGTGATGATAGCGATTTCGACCCAGCAAGCGTTGTCGCCCTTCTGTCCGGCAATCCAATCATCCTTGACAAGTCCAAGATGGATAAGAAGGTGGACAAGTTGATTAAGGCGAAGCGCCAATACATGGTAGAGCATGAGCAGCGAGTTAATCAGTTCTACCGTGATAAGCGCTCACTTTCCAACTTCGAGGCATTGAAACGAGGCAACGCCAGGGACCAGGAGATTATCACCGACGCAGGCTTCAAGCCAGACAAAGAAGGTAAATATCCTTCTACTGTCACCGTCACTTCTGATAAGCACCCCGAGGGCCAGAAGTTCACCAAGGCCGGAGAGGCAGGCAAGTATATTCATTCTTTGCTGAAGAAGGGTGAAATGGTGAAACTGTCCGGATTTGGCATAGATGCTGAGGTAGGCACGCCTACTACTGATCTCAAAATCAGCACTCAGCCAGTCCGCAAAGTGATTCTCCGTGCCCCATCAAAGATTAAGTACGAAGGTGTGCTCAGCGACGACGACACCGCCGCCGGTATGACCTACCGCCGCATGTTGGAGAAAGTAATCAACAATGGCAAAGCTTATCAGCAGGCCATTGATGAATACAAACATAAGTTGGAGGGAGGCGACCCCGGAGAACCTAATTTCCCACGTGAAGCCGAGCTTGCCGAGGCCCTGGAGCAAAAGAAGAAAATCGACGCTGAATATAAGAAACTCACAGCCGACAACAAGGATAAGAAGCCCGAAGGCGACGAGGGTAACAAAAATAGTACAAACGACATCAGCAAACGCAGTAGCACCGCACTGTTTGATGAGTTTGGCCAGCGTTGGATTGAGGATCAAGAGACGAGCACCGGCCAGCACTCCACGCAGATACGCAGCACCGAGAAAACCTATATCAAGATAGGCAACTGGATGCAGCGCGAGCAGGAGCGCACCGGTAAGACGCTCACCGTCCTTGATGCCAGCAGTGGCTTAGGCTATGGTACCATGACGTTACGCGGACAGAGTGAGAACGGCCAGAGCGCCGGATTCAACTTTACCGTAGATGATGTGGAACCATACCCAGCCGAACACCGCGAGGCAGGCGCCCCCACCTTCACCGACTATGCCGCCATTGATAAGGACTACGACGTAGTAATCAGCAACGCCGTGCTCAATGTTATTCCCGACGACTGGAGAGCCAACGTACTAAGTGACATGGTACGCCACATGAAAACAGGTGGTAAGCTTATCATCAATGTGCGCGACGCGAAGGAGATCGAGAAACAGAAGCAGAAGATAGAGCTTGACAGCCCGAGCGAGATACTTGTTACCGATAAGAAAGGCAAGATACGTGCCTACCAGAAAGGCTTTACACAAAGTGAACTGGAGAACTGGGTGCAGGAGAGCTTAGGCAACGGTTTCAGCGTTGAGGCCGCCGGCAAGGTTATTCCCGAGCTCAAAGGCGCACGCGCCGTTGTGGTGACGAAGCTCACCGACCAGGAAGGCGATAAACAGTACCGCTTGCAGGTTGAGGCCGCACAGGAAACCGCCGAGCAGTTGGGAGGCATGCCCGTGCACTTCGACAACATGAGCACAATCAGCAACGAGAGCTTACGCCGTGAGATCCAAGGAGGCGACGGTACCAAAGGTTGGTACGACTGGAAGGACGGCAGTGTGCATGTCTATACACCGGCTATGCAGGGAGTAGACGATGTAAAGCGCACCGTGTTCCATGAGAAGTTAGGCCACGAGGGATTGCGCGCACTGTTAGGTAGCGACGATGCCGTGAAGCAGTTTGGCACCTTCATCTTTGAGAGTGCCGGCAAGGAGTTGCGCGACCGCATACTGGATAAGGCAGAGGAGTTAGGAGGTGTAGACCTCACCGACAACAACCCATACAGCGAGGCCGCACAGGAAGTATTTTCCGACATTGCCGAAGAAGGCCCGGCTACACCCGAGGAATTTAGTTTGTGGAGAAAGGTTAAGCACTACCTTATCCGCTTCCTGAATAAGATCGGACTGAGAGTAAGAGGCCTGTTGAACGACCACGACCTGAGATATTACGTGCTGAGGACCGGCAAGGCGTTGAAGAATTGGAAGGGCATGACCGACGCCGAGAAGGAAGAGGCCGCCACCCGTGATGATAGATTCTCCAAGCGTACCAAGGGCAAGCCGCGCAAACGCAAAGATGAGGATATGGCCCACTATTTCCAGAGACTGAGAGAGTGGGAGAAGTGGCACATGGCCGAGGAAGCCAGCAAAGCCGCCAACGACCCCATGCCAAAGGAAGAGGACTACACCGAGAAGTACAATAAGAACTATCAGGAAGATCTTGCTCAGTGGAAGAAGGACAACGGAATAGCAGAGGACGAAGAAGGCGCCGGAACCTTCCCGAAACGTGAGGAAGATGAGACGCCGCAGGACTATGCCATCCGTGTTGCTGACTATGAGACCAAGAGCGACCTTTGGCAGACCGCCCCGGACTACTTCAAATATCAGAAGGATGCCGCCGATGCTTTCCGTAATGACTATAACGAGTGGAAAACACGTTATGGAATACAGGAACAGGAGAGTGTTGATGAAATGCTCTATTCCGGTACAGGCCCCGAGGAGCCACAGACAGAAGAAGAGTTCCAGAGTGAGGCCGAGATAGAGAGCCGCATGGATCGTGATATGGCTGATGCCGTAGGTGTAGATGTTACTCCACAGGGAGCACGCCGCCAGGCTAAGCTTGCAGTGATAGAACGCCGTAAGAACCTGGAGAGCGCCAGCGCCGAGGATGCTATCTTCATTCACGACCTTATGAAGCGTATCGACACCGTAGCCAAGCGCAAAGGTATGAAGCCCGAGGAGTTGAGGGAGCAGATTATCTACATGATAGAAGCCCCCTTGGTAGAAAACGAGTTGAAAGCCGACGTGGACGATATGACCAACGCCCTGAACATTTCCCGTACCTTTGCCGACAGCCACTTCTATATAGAAGGTGAAGGCCTACGAGACGCGAAGGATGAGCTAAAGAAGTTTGTTGATCTGTATCTTCAGGAGGGCAAACAGCCCAGTAGCCGCCTTGCCAAACAACAGCTATCAGAGGCCGCGAGTGCCGTTGCCAAGAAGCTCAACAAGTTCTACGAGAACAACCCGAAGGCACAGGGCATACTGGACCGCAGCGACGTTATCAGAATGGCCCAGACCTTTGCCAATGCCTACCTTGCCGACGTAGAGTTAGGCTATCAGCAGGCAGATGGTATAGACCCCGACATCAAGCCCATCATCGACGAGATTCACGATTGGTACGACAACTTCTTCCATCTGTTGGAGGATGCCGGCCTGAGAGGTGGTGCCGGATATATCGAGAACGGGTATATCAACCACGTGTGGGACAAAGACAAGAGCGACCCGTCAGCCTGGGAGGAGTATGTAGACAACTTCCAGCGCACGAAGTCAAAGAACATGAAGCACCGTGAGATACTGACCTATAAGGACGGTATCAAGATCGGCCTTGTTCCGAAGTTCACCGACGTTGGTAAGCTCATTGCCTATTACAGCCGCAGCAACAACGAAGCCATTGCGAACCGCAAGTTCCTTGACGACCTTAGTTTTATCACTATCAGTGAGACAAACAAGGACGGCGAGGTAACAAGGACATTGCCACTCATGGACAGCAACAAGCCCAGCGCCTTCAATGAAGAGCGCTATGCCATGTACCATATTCCCGGTGTGGGTGATGTGTGGGTACTGAAGGATATTCAGAGACGCTTTGCAAGTATCTTTGGCACCATGCGAACTAAGGACATCCCCGACTGGCTATCAAAGGTTGGTAAGGGCTGTGACCTTGGCGCCAGCACGATGAAGAAGATACAGCTCAGCTTCTCAGGCTTTCACGCTTTGGCACTAACGGAAGTTGCCGGCGCGCAGATGAGACCAGACAGAGCAGCAAAGGCTTTGGTAAAGTATATTATACTCGACAGTATTAAGAAACGCACCATCCCGGCCTACGCCCACCCCGAGGACTACAAGCTTGCCGCCAGTCACCTTGTGCAGCTTGGCGCCACTCAGGACTACGCCGCCGCCGATGTGAACATGATAACAGAGAAGTTACGCAACTACGTGAAGAAGCTTGCCGCCAGCGATAGCGCCGGCATTAAAGCCGCCGGAGTTGCCGGTACTCCTCTTGCTACCATGCTTGACTGGATGAACAAGGGCATGGATAAAGTTCTGTGGAACTATCTCCACGACGGATTGAAGATAGCATGCTTCAAACTGTTTGCCGAGCAGGTAGCCAAGCGAGTAGAGAAAGAAGGCCTGAGCGCCGAGCAGCACGACCAACTGTTGGATGAGGCAGGCCAGTACGTGAATGATAGCTTTGGTGGACAATATTGGGAGCTTTTGGATGTAACTCCAGCTCAACTAAAATGGATGCGCCGTCTATTATTGTCCCCCGACTGGCTTGTATCTACACAGCGCCACTTCTTTGCCAACTTTGGTTTTGGATCCCTGTATAGTGAAGGCGGTTTCCTGAACTACTTGCGCTACAACAGAGACAACCTGAAACGCGCCTTTGGTTTCAGCATCCCGAGGAACGAGTTCCGGCGTTTCCGCAGTAAGAGCGCAAAGCAGTGTTACATCTTAGGCGTATTGGTATTCTACAATATAATGTGGAATGCCTTAAATGCTTTCTTCCGCGCTCAGGACGAGGAGAAGGAGAAAGAGAAGGCCGAAAAGATGAGGCTGACCAATCCGGACTATAAGAGCCCGTATGAGCTTGCCTATCCGGACGGCATGAAGTGGTACGACTACACGATGTACGGCAACAGTCTGGGCCAGCAGACGCACCTGTTTGTAGGAAGGTATAAAGACGGCACCGAATGGTATGCACGTTGGGGAAAGCAGTTCCGCGAGTTCCCCGAAATGTTTATCGGTCGTCATGGACTGGAGTTCCCAACCCCTATGATTGAACGTATGATGGGCAAATCAAACCCAATCATAGGAACAGGTATTGATGTATTCGGTACTCTTGGTGTTCATGGATTCTCCAATACTTATGGAGATGATATGACAGATATTCAAAATAAATATGGTAAGCAAATAGCCGCGTTAGCGGTAACTGCAAGACATTTCATGCCATTCTCCGTGCCCACACAAAGTGACAAGGAGTTTAAGATGCTTGATATTGTGATGCCAAGCCAAAAGGGATTTACCCGATACAAGACCGTCGATTTCTTCAAGACCTTTATTCTTTCTGGGGACATGGGAGGAGTGCTGCTGACCTACCGCGCCGCCACCATGAACGGTATCGACGCAAAGAAATGCTTAGAGGCCGCCATTACCACCCTGAAAGCCGAGCAGAAGAATGAAATGGGCGACGGCATTGTTGATCTGCAGACCGCCTTTGAGAAGTACGATAAGGCCGAGACGCTTAGCGAGAAGAAGTATCTCCGCAACAAGATCAATAAATATCTTGCCGCCGAGAACTACCAGGCCTTCACACGTGATGAGGCTATGAGCCAGGTAAACGACTTCCTGAATGGCAGCTATAACGACGTGGAGCAAGAGAGTGACAAATATCTGATGCAGACGACAGCCGCCGACATCCGCGACGATTACAAGCTGAAAGCGTTGAAGAAGCAAGCTAAGAAGTATGTAGACCAGGTGAAGGAAGCACAGACCGCAGGCGACGATGCCACAGCCGCACGCCTTGGCCAGCGTTACGGAGCTTGGTTTGCTATCAACGACATTCTGAACAAAGCCACCAGTGCCATAGGCAAGGCCAAGAAACAACTGGGCCAGGGCCACGACGCAGAAGTGATGAAGCAGATCAGGGAGATACGCCAGCAGGCGCAGAGAGCCGTTGATGAAATAGAAACTCCTAAATAAAGAAATCGGCAGGGAGCCGTGAAGCGTCACGGCCACCCACCGGAGTAGTTTGGCATAATTAGAAAAGGGGAGCTAACTTGCGTTGGCTCCCCTTTGATTGTAATGGAAAGTATTTAGTCAATGAAGGAATGTTATCCAACAACACCAGCGCGCCGTTTGTTGGCTTCGTCGGTCCACTTCTTATAATCCTTGAAGGCATTGTCCATCTTATCCTGGACCGTTAGGTCCGGCTTGCGCTCATCGTTGCGATAGAGCTTATTGACAATATCCTCCATGGTGTACTTCCAGTTGTCGCGCAGGAGCACCACCTTATCACTTGGCAGGACGCAGCAGTCAAACTTCTGTTCGCGTGCTTCTTTATCGTCTTTAGCGAGCAGCGCTTTGTATGGCACATTGTTCTCTTTGAGGAACTTTGCCGCCGCATCCTTTGGTGTGTCGATGAGGAAGATAGAAACGTCGATGCCGTTTTTACTCATTGTGGTAAGCACCTCCTTGGCGTTTGCCACCAGCGAGCGCTGACCCTTATCATCGGTTGTCATTACACAGCGCTCAGAAACTTTCACTGTCTTAGCCATAGTGTTACAAATTATTTTTGCTTCAAAGATACGGCAGAAACAGAAAGTGAAAGTTATAAAATATGTATTTTATGACCACAGACGAGCGATAACGCCTTATTTTTGTGCAAAATATCCATTAGCTATGATACAAGCTCAACTGACAAATGAGAATACCAACGCTCAGGAGCGAGGCGCCAACTCCCTGAGAGGCTATGATCACAGTCGTTTCAGTAACGACCGGAAATATGCCCTTCTCGTGCGCGAGGCCGCCCACTATTACGACGATATGCGCGACTTGCGTAAGAAGTTTGTGCGAGATATAGACTACTACATGGGCCGCCAGTTCAACGATAAGGTAGTGTACAATGGCCGTGAATATACCGTGCAGCAGTATATGGAGATCAAGGGCATGGCCGCTATCCCCTTCGATATTATCAGCGATAAGATGATGTCGTTGAAAGGTACCGTTAGGCAGCAATACATGTCGCCCCAGGTGAAGAGCGTAGACACCGACCAAAACGACAGCAATATGGCCGGTATCTTCAGTGAGTTCCTTCGCCAGAACGACAATAATAACAACATGAGCGAGCAGAACGCCGACCGCTTCGAGCAGTTTGCCGATATGGGATTTGTTGGTGCCAAGGTGCAGTACACTTTCCGTGAAGGCCGTGAAGATGTGTTTGTAGACAGTGTGGACCAGTTCAAATTAGCATTACCCGTGTTTGCCAAGAAGGACGCGAGCGACGTTGAGTTTATTGCTGAGGCTCACGATCTCACCTGGCCGGCACTGTTGCAACTCTTTGCCCATACCACCGCCGAGGAGAACGAGCTAAGCCAAATCTACGCAGCCAACGCCCAGAACAACGCCTATGTGCAGGGCTACAATGATACCGGCATGAATCAGACCGACCACCTGGACGACTTTTATCACTCCAGCGTTGTAGGCAAGTACCGCGTTATCGAGATATGGACCAAGGAGTATAACCGCGCTTATTGGTACCACGACAGGCTTAACGCCACCGTAGGCTACCGCCCGTTGAAAGACAAGGCCGCCATGGACGCTGAGAACGAGAAGCGCAAGCAAGACAACATCGTGAAGGATGAGAACGGTGTGCCCGTGCTTGACGCAGACGGCAACCCCACCTACTATGTGGATCCCGACGAGCTCCAGTTGATAGAGTATGAGTTTGGCATTGAAGATTTGTGGTACTACCGCTTCATCAGTCCCAACGGGTATTTGCTTGATGAAGGTGTTAGCCCCTATAAGGTTGTGAGGGAAGGATATAGTTTCTATTATCATCCCTACGTGTTCCTGGCCTATCCTTGCTTGCAGGGAGAGGTGAGAAGCTTTGTGGACCGCATGATAGACCGTCAGAGGCAGTACACCCACGACAACATCATGCTTGACTTTATCATCATGAACAGCGCCAAAGGCGCCATGGCCATTGATGTGGAGAGTATCAGCGACAAGCAGAGCTTCGAGGAAATGGTAGAGAACTACGTGAAGGTAGACGGAATTATCCTATACACCAGCAAGAAAGGTGGAAACATGCCTACACAGATTCAGAACAAGAGCTTGCCGGCCGGCATAGACCTCATCATGCAGCGCGACGCCAACATGGTAGAGCGCCAGAGTGGTATTCAGCCAGCCATGCAAGGTGTGCACAAGAACACCTCCGGCAAGCAGTACCAGATAGAGAAGGACAGCGCCGTAACGAGTGTTACCGACTATATCAGCAGTTACAACAACTTCCAGCTCAGAGTAGCCAAGAAACAGGTGTGGACCATGCAGGGCTATTACAGCAGCCAGCGCAGTATCATCATGACCGGTGAGGACTTCAAGACCTACTTTGACAGGAAGAAGATGAGTGATATTGATTTGTCACTCGCAATGGCTCCTGACAACGACAACCCCGTTATCCGTGACCAAATGAAAGATATTGCCTACCAGGCATACCAGCGCAACGAGATTGACTTTGGACAGTTCCTTGACTTCATTGGCAATGGCGGACACCAGCAGCTCAAGCGCGCCTGGATGGACTTTAACCAGCGCAAGGCACAACAGGCCATGGAACAGGCCGCCGCAGGTCAGCAGCCTGTTATCCAAGGCCAGCCCCAGCAGCAGAATACTAATCACATTCTGCCGTCGAAGGATGGAGAGGCTTTGCCAGCGCAGACCGGTAGTGCCGGAGCTTCAACATAACAGGCGACAGATGGGTGAGATAATACGCCACCCATTGCTTTAACTTTCGTGCGCGCAGCTCGTTATCCTCATAACAGCCGCGCGCACCCCATTTAGAAGGCGTGTAGTAGAAAGACTTAGCTTTCATATCCTCAACGTTTGTGGGCAGGTTGGATCCACGCAACTTGCCCATTCGCCGCAGCACACGCAACGACGGTTTGTATTTCTTATTCTCCTCATACGTCATAGGCGACCACACCATGTGTTTGGCATCGAAGAAGAGATAGACGCGAGGCGAACCTATCTCTTTATACATCTTCACACATTGACGCACGCCGTCGTGCCACATACGAGTGGCCCGGTACTTCTCAACACGATAAGCCACCGGCGCATAGACACGATAGAGGCAGTTGTTGAGGAAGGTTGTAATTCTTTTGTCCATATTAATTTGTATTTGGCTGAGGCTTGAAAGCCTCAGAACGGTTATCTAAAGACGAGTTCAGGCGCCAGAGGCTTTTTCTTTCGGCGCTCTTCTGCAGCTATCTCTTCACGTGTCTTAATCTTCACGACGTAGACAGGATCCATTTCCAGCTTATCGACGTAGAGCGCAATGGCCCTGGCCATCACCCTATCATCATGTTTGCCTGGCACGTTGCCGTACTTACCATCCGGATATTGCATGTAGTAGGAGTATTCATTAAGCGCCTCCTGTTCACGCTCGATATATCCAGATGTACGGATGATACTCTTCAAGTTCATTATCACACCCACCTTTGTTGAGGTGTTGGTGTTGAATCCCCAGCGCAATTCCTTTGGCTTGCGCTTTAGTGTCTTGCTATGGTTACTGTTATAGATGTTATCATAGAGAGGCACGAGGATTGGGAAGAAGAGTTCAGAGACGTCACCGTCGGTGTTGTTCATCTTCGAGTAGGCCGTGTTATTCTCCACCACCAAGAAGGCATCATAGTAGAAGTGGGAAATCTGAGCGCAGCGCATTGCCAGTTGATCCGGATCACAGTGCCCGTGCCACTCCGCGACGACCACTGGAACACCACCGTACATTTCATCGTAACGGTCAAGCACCACTATATCCGAGTAGTCAGAAGTACGATGAGAACCGCCAATATCACAGGCGACGAGATACCGGTTACGCACATCTTCTGTATCATCCGGCATTTCCCACACCTTCAATGGGCCGCCGCGTTGCTCTACCAAGTGCACATTATCCATGCACTCCGGAAGCTCAGGAGAGACGCTTGCGCCCTCAATGTCGCCGACAAAGACAGGCTCCTGGCAGTCGTCACGCAGTGCTTCCACCTGATAGATGTCGAACACCGCAGAGCCAGAGTATTTGAATGCTTCGATGTCGTCGGACGGGTACTCTTGCTGCATGTCGTCAAGAGACGGGTAGGAATCGAAAGTCTTTGCTTTATCCCAATACCACTTGATACCCTCAATGGTAGCGCCCTTCTCCCATAGTGACCACAAGTATTCGCCAATGCCCCCATCCTTGCGCATCTTCCAGAGATCTATCAGGAAGTCGGCACGTTCATCGTCAGTCATGTGCTCAAAGTACGTCTCAATCTCAAACCATGCCACGAACACAGGCGTATATGCAGAGAGCTTGTTTCCGTGCTCATCCACTTGTTTAGCCTTTACCCACTCGTCGTGATACTCATTCTCAGAGCCGTTAGGCGTGCTTTCACGCACCACGAAGGAATAAGGCTTCAACATGATAGGTGCAATTACCGACTTCACCACCTTTGCCGGTGTCCACTTCTCCGTATCAGGGAAGAAAGCCTCCTCCGTGATATGAGCCATTGCCACGTCGTCAGAACGAGCCGATTCAGGATTAAGCGCCGAGCCAGTCTGTATCTTACAGTTGCGAGGCACCAAGTATTTGATGTTTGGATTTTTGGAATCATTCTTGATCTTGCGTGCATCCGTCTTATACTCTTCTCCAGTGTCATAGAAGAGCCAGAGAGGAATAGAGTTGATAAGGCGCTCATACATATTGAACACCGTGATAGACGATGTAGACTGATGGCCGACAATATTGCAGTTCCAGTTGGTTTTCCAGAATATCATTATCCATGCCATGTAGATGTCGGTGAGCGTAGAGCCACCCCACTGACGGCACTTCAACAAAATCACGAAGATAGGCAGGCCAGCCAGACGCAGGTGCTCAAAGACCTTGCAACACTTCACCTGGGCAGGACGCAGGTAGAAAGGAATGTCCGGGCCGCCCTCCTTATTCTTGATCCTGGCATAAGCATAGGCAAAGAAATAGAAATCATGCTTGCAGCGCAGGCGAGAGAACCGGCGCACGATAGCTTCACGCGCTTTCTCATAGCTGCTATCAGGCATGTACTTTTCGATATAGGAGCGTATAGAGCCAGCCTTGACGAGCGCACAGACAAACGACGACTTCAACATTTCAACAGGAAGCCACAGTTCCTGACCGGCGAAGAAATCGGTGAGCACGCACCGGAAGCGCTTTCCAGGAGCATTACGGCCCGTCATGGGATCGTAGCCCTCAAAGAGCACCAAGATACGGCGCTTATCCTCCTTGATGATACTATCAAAGAGCGCGTGAGGCATCTTTGCTTGTTTCTTTATCTTAGTCGCTGTTGCCACGTTGCGCGTAATTAACAAACCGACGAACAAGACGCTCCAGCCGATAGAAGGCGAAGCCGAGACAGAACATCACCACGTGATAGACACCGGCGAAGCCTGGCAGAAAGCACCCCATGAGGAGCAATCCCATGGTGAGGCCGAGTGCCCACCGATCCCGACGCCATATCTGAGTGGCCGCCATACCCAGCAGGAACACCACGAAAACAGAGATTCCCACCACAGGAAGTGCAGGCAGGTAGACGAAAGACAATAGTACCGAGAGCACGTAGGCCGCCAGCAGTCGGTACCATCGTATGGCATTGTGCAACATCAACAGGCTCCAGGCATTTACGGCCCAATGAAGCCAGCCAGAGTGTCCGAACATATACACGAAGTGAGTGTAGAGAGCCGTTGAGGCCCCCACAGCAAACCACGATGTGTGTGCTATGAACGGAATGAGCAGCAGGCAGAAAGCCAGTGTGATGTAGAACTTTGTCATTATACTTTGAACTTTGAACTTTGAACTTTGAACTTTTTATTCTTTAAATCGTAGAGCTTATTCATTATGCAGACCGGAGAAATACCCACGCAGGGGGCCGGTTTGTCGAGTGCCAGTAGCGTAACCTTCTTTATGTCGCGCCGCCCATCCTCCATGAGCGAGAGCACCGTTTGGTAGAGCGCTTCAAAGAGTTGGTTTTTGTACTCAGTCTTAAACCGTTTTATCCTACCATGCAGCAGCCGGTTACGGATATAGTCGAGAGCCGCATCATAGCTGATACAGAAATAGGGCACGGGCAGAGACGCAGCTATTTGGCAAAGCTCCTTCATGGTGGTTGGATAACTCGCCACTTCCTTAGCTTTGCGGAACAATGCCGGCAAAACAACATTGTCACGATGGATATAGGTGTCAGTTATAGAGCCCTTATGTTTCATTTTATCAAGTCGGCTATGCAAAAATAACAAATTTATTTGGTATTGATATTAAGTGAATTGGGTAAAAATAACAATTTAGATTGGTATTTTATGACTGCCAACAAAAAAAGTACCTTTATCTTTACGCAAAGAAAACAAATCGCGATAACGTTATGGCAAAAGAAAACGCTGAGAAACAGACTATTACGAACCGCCAAAGAATGGTGGACCGTTTTAAGAAATCGAATCCGGAGTTTAACGGAGACGACGATGAGGCATTGTACGGCGCCGCCAACGACGACCTTGACAAGTATGACCAGATGCAGGAGCAGCGAGGCAAGCTTAACGAGGCGTTGAAGAGTACCAAGTATGCCCCCGAGATCCTTGCCGGCCTTATCAGCAAGAAGAACCCCGACGGCAGCGACTTCGATTTGCGCGACTGGCTCCTGAGCAACGACGATGTTGTGGACTATCTCCAGGACTATGCCCAGAACGGCCCCGACAAAGCGAAGGCACGTTGGGCAGGCCGGAGCAAGCAGCGCAAGGCCGATGAAGATGCTGAGGCTGCCTTCCTGAAAGACAAGGATGCCAAGGTGAAGAAAGAGGATGACGAGCTTGACGCCGCCCTGAAAGAATCCAACTACAAGCCCGAGCAGGTGAAGGACCTTATCAGTTGGATCTATGACAGCAAGACCGGCTTTATTCGCCGCGCCGCCAACTTCGAGCTTACCAAGGACGATTTCATTAAACTGTTCCGCATTAAAGACTACGACGTAAAGATGGCCGAGAGTGAGGACAGAGGCTATAAGCGAGGCAAGAACGAGCGTATCGACATGTTCGAGCACAAGCAGCAGAAGCGCCGCAACATGCCACCCGATGTGGGAGGTGGTGGAGGCAACGCCAAGCCCGAGAAGCCGAAGGACAGCCAGATGGCCGCCCTGGATCGCATGAAATATGCGTTTGGCTAATGAAAACGAATTACGGAAAACTGAAAGGAGCCGGTTACATTGTCAGAGGAGCCCACAGCCGCAGCAAGACCGAGGATGTTATCAACGCCGAAGGCCAGCCGGACCTATATAAGCATCAAATAAGTTAAAACATCAATTCATTAAACAACAAGCAAATGAAAACATTTAAGCATTGGTTTGGATTCATGATTGCCACCGCAGTTATGATCCTCAGTTCCGGCAGCGCATTTGCCCTTGCAGATGATCCTGCCATCACAGACCCGGTAGGCCCTCTTGATGGTCCTGGTACCGGTGTGGGAGGTGCAAACTCCCATACCCAGAGCGAGGAGATAGTGGAAGGTCAGAACAAGGACTACGACTTCTATGTTACGCAGATCAACAAGCGTATCTGTGAAATGAAGTTGGAGAGTTGTCCTATCGACCAGATCCTTCGCGCTTCTACCCGTACCAATCACTCGAAGAGTATCACCGTGAAGTACTACGAGATTGGCCAGCGCCCGATCACTACCACCCTGGAAGAGAAGATTACCGCCACTACCACAGGTGCAGCGACGAAGATCACGCCAGTGAACAATACCGTCTTTGACAGTATGGACTCTATCCTCTTCCCCAACATCATGGGTTATGAGGACGACGGCACTACTCGCTCCACTATCAAGCCCCTCATGGTACGTGTTGTGGCCCAGAACGACGATCTCAACCCCATGGTTATAGCCATCAATGGTAAGAAGAACACCACTAAGGGCAACCGTTGGGACCTCCCCGACATCCCAGCCGGCACGCTGATGTTGCGTCTTGGCCGTGCAGCCGGTGAGACCGACGTAGAGACCGCCAGCTACTATCAGCTTCCCGAGGCCAGCGAGCAGTATTGCCAGCGCTTCATCATGCAGGCTGAGGAGAGCATCATTGAGCGCATGAGCGCTAAGACCCTTGACTGGGACTTCTCCAAGCAGGAGCGCATTGCCATGGACGATATGCGCGACGGTATGGAACGTTCCGGCCTGTTTGGTATCAAGAGCAAGACACGTTACGGCAAAAATGGTAACGTCTACACCACTGGTGGTATCTATTGGACCGCCGGCAAGGACATCCAGCTTGGCCACTGGGCACCGAAGATCGAGATTGATGCTCAGGGCAACAAGAAAGCCGTTACGGCCACAGTAGACGCCGGCAAGGGTGACGGCAGCACCGTTGAAAAGACCGTCTATGAGTACGTGATTTCTGAGAAGGAGCTTACCAGCTTTGTGAACAACGTAATCAAAGACGCCGGTAACGGTAGCCGTACCAAGCTGTTCTTTGTGGATAACCTCATCTATCAGGCATTCAGCAACCTCAAGAGCAACAAGCGCATTATCACTCAGACCGAGAGCAACTATCGCAACTGGGGACTTGACTTCGAGAGCTTCAGCAGCATGGGCACAAAGATTCTCATCTATCGCCACGATGCCTTCAACTACATGGGCATGAGTGGTTGCGCCTTCCTGTTGGATCCCCGATACCTGGAGAAGTGGGTATTTGGTGACTGGAGCCGTAAGGAGTACAACCTGAAAGACCTCTTCATCCGCAATAGTAACGCCGTTGTGATGGAGGAGTTCAGTTGTTGGACCCTTTACTTCCCCAACGCCCACGCCCGTGTGTTCCGTCCTGAGTTTGACACCAAACTTGGTGTTACCGATGAGGAACTTGTGGCGTAACGTCTTTCCGGCTCGTTAAAAGAGCCGGAGCAGTGGCTACAATACCAATAATAAATAACAACTGGGCTCGTCTCGCACCAGGCGAGCGAGCCCTTTTCTTTTACATCAGCTATGGTAATATACAGATTTGCAGCACCCCGACAATTCATTTTCAGTGTGGCCGTAGAAGGACGAACACATCTGATCCGCTTTGGTGAGCGCAACCAGTTTGGCACAAGCGTATTCAACACCAAGGACGCGAAGATTGCCGAGGCCATAAGAAACAACAACCTGTTCAAACGAGGCAGCATTGCTGAGGCCCCGAAAGAAGAGATTGCCGAACCCACTAAAGGGAAAGCCCCCAAGAAACCCCAGCAGGCGCCGGATAAGAAACAGGCCGGTGAAGATCTTGACATCAAAAAGCTCACCAAGCCCCAGACCGGAAAGAAGCCGGCCAAGGACGACAACACAAAGACTTTCAAGAATATAACTCAGGCTAAGGAATACCTAAGCAAGACATTTGGCATCCCCAAGACCAAGCTCAAAACGCCGGCCCTTGTGGAACAGGCCGCAAAGGACAACGGTATCACCATAGCCTATAAAACCGATTAACGATGCAGGCAACCATCCAATCACTCATAGAGAAGGTACGCATAGCCCTGGACGAGATCTTGCCCGAGGATGAGGCCGACGGATTTACCGCTAATGCCGACACCGAGATAGCGCAAGCCCTCCAGACGGCCATCATGCAGCTCAGCAAGGAGGCCAGCCCCGATATGTTGGAGCCGAAAGTTCTTAAAGGCGATCTTACTCCAGCACAGGTAAAGAACGACGACGGAACCGGCTACATCATCTTGCCGCCCGACTTTCTGAGGCTGATGGAACTGAAACTAACGTCGTGGAGCAGCAGTGTGTGGGAGCTGATGGATCCCACCAGCGACGAAGCCAAACGCCAAGCCAGCCGATGGGGACGAGGCACGCCCCAGAAGCCCAAGGCCATGGAGAGCCAGGATCGCGCCGGCAACAAGATACTTCGCTATTGGACGGCAGGCCGCTTTGCCAACAACGACGGCCGCGAGGTGAAGGCCATCTATGACCACAGGATAGAGACCTTTGCCTATATCGGCACGCCTGAACTATCGAGTGACGGCAGCGTGATAGACTGCAATCTGAAAGATGAGGCCGAGCGCTCCATCATCTACCGCGCCGCCGGTATCTACCTGGAGAGCAAGAAGGAGGCCGAGCTTGCCGACCGCATGTATGCACTATCAAGATAATAAATAAGCAATAGATATGGCACAACAGACAACACTATTACGCTACCGAGGCGACTTTACCAGTCTGACGGCAGCAACGGCGCTTATCAAGCCGACCGCACTGGCCGGCGATTTCGCTATGATCAATGGTAAGGTGTACGAGTGGAACGCGAGCACCAGCGCACTGGAGGTATCGACGAACACGACACACTATAAGGGAACCTTCACCAACATCTACAATGTACAACGATGCTACCCGAATGGAGGTGTTGAAGGCGACTATGTAATCATCCTTGGTTTTGCCCACTACTGGCAGGCCGACCGCAATACCTGGGTAGTGAACGAGAACCGCGACGAATACATTGACGAGGTTATTACCACCCTGACAGGGCAGGTAGGCAAGATCGACGAGTTCCAAACTACCATCACCAACCTTGTGAGCGCCGGCTACATGTTTGGAGGCATCATCAATGCCGCCACCATTGCGCCGACGATGAACACAACGAAGGTGTGCTTCCTGGCACTCACAGAGGGCACCTATAAAAATTTTGGCGACAAGACCGTAGACGCCGACGAAGTAGCCCTGTTCAAGTGGGACGGCAAGAGCTGGGACAAAGAAGATACCGGCCTGGCTAAGAAGAGCACCCTTGACGCGCTTAGCCAGAGCTTCACGGAGTTCAAGACCGAGATCAACGAGGCCATGGACACCTTCAAAGGCGAGGTGAACGATCAGATCAGTGAGTTTACCAATCCAATGGTAGCAACGCTCAACGCGCCCACCGGTGTTGTCGAGGCAAGACAATCTGATTACTTTGTCATTATGGGTTCTGTAAAGCGTCAGGACGGTACTGCAATAGATAAACCGGACACATTCAGTATCACCTACGACGGGACAGAAGTAGCGACAGCTCCAGAATCAGCTTATAAAAGCAGTCCTACCGTTGGCAGCCATACGACCGTGTTAAAGGCCACCAAAGACAAGATGAGTGTTGAGGTGAGCAAGAGCTACATCGGCGTTAATGCTTCCTACCTTGGTTTTGCAGCCACGGCCAATGCCGAAGAGATAACCGACATTACCGCCCTTGGAGTGAAGGCTATCTTTGCATCCCCCACTGGATCCTTCACGATGGAGAATACCATTGACAAGACCTATCTGTGGATAGTGATCCCCGACGACCAGACTTTGAACAGTGTGAAGCTTGCCGGCTATGAAGTGCCGATGCAGTTGCCTATCGCCAAGGACGGCTACCGCTACTACCGCAGCAGCTATCCACTTGTTAGCGGATCATATACTTTCGTAATTTCTTAAACACAACAGCAATATGGATAACATACCAATCTTAGGCCCATTGGTAGCAAAGTGGATGAACGGCGAGAACCCCGGCCACGTCACCACGAGCGACCAGATATGGGACAGCGACCAAGCGAAATCGCAGAGCGACGTGAACAAGCTCGCCCTGACAGGTGGTCTGTCGCCCTTCAATGAAATTTTCAAGAGTGGCACGGACACCGTATTCAACAGGAACACGACGCTTATCAAGTACGATGCCATTGCCTACGATGAAGCCACCAAGCGTTTCTATGCACGCTCAGGGCAGACTTATTACGCCTACTGGCTTGGCATGGACTTGTATGTGGACAGTACAGGCGCAGTGCTCCAGAAAAAGCCATTCTACTGTGACACCTACCTGTATGTGTGGGACGCAGGCACAGCCAGCCTTGTGGCCGTGAGTGGCAACAGCGTTGGTGGAGGCTTCCTCAACGTCACGTCGGCCGTGCCACTGAGCGCAGGCGACTACTACACCAAGGAGCGAGCCGTTGCCGCCCTGAAAGAGGTGAGCATCAAGGACGAGTTGAAGCAAGGCCTTATCATCACCTTTGAGGCCAGTGCAGGCACATGGATGGAGTTCCGCTTCTCAGTGGACGACATCACCGCCTTCTACGATGCAGCCTCATGGGTAGAGTACGGAGCCAAGGACGTTATCAAGAAGATACACGTCACTCAGGGCACCGTGACAAGCGAGCTCACCCCGGACGCAGACGGAAACGTCAATCTCCAGATACCCGAAGTGGTGACAGACGAGACCATCGACCCGAACAGCACCAATCCACCGCAGAACAAGGCCGTTGCCGCAGCCATTGAGCAGGTGGGCAAGAACTTCGGAGCAGCGTTGAGGCTGAACACCAACGGCGACGGAGACAGCAAGACCTATTCCCTTTCCCTTCTGGACCAGAACGGAGAGGAGATAAGCCAGACCGACGAGTTTAGTGGAGGAGGTGGTGGAGGCAGCACCGCCACAACGAAGGTGCAGCTCACCAAGCTCAGTGCCAACCCGACGGTGAAGAGTGGCGACCAAGTGAAGCTCAGCTTCACCTACGACCATGTGAGCACCGACACAGGCGAGAGCACAGGTAACGCCGCCACGGCCGTTGTCACCATCGTTCACGGAGCGACGAGCAACACACTGAACATCAACCTCACCGCAGGCAGCACCACGACACTCGACGTTACCAAGTACCTTGGACTGGGCAACAACACTGTGAAGGTGAAGGCCAATGTGGACGCAGGCGACTATGTGCAGTCGCAGACTATCTCATGGAACGTGAACGTGGTGCAGCTCACGCTGACATCGACATTCAACATTGCATCGGTAATCAACCGAGGCGACACCATCAGTATTTCTTACTCCCTCAGTGGCTCAGGTACCAAGACGTTGAAGATGTATCTTGACGGAGTGCAGAGCCAAGACAAGAGCATCACCACTTCCACGTCAACAGGAGCTTTCAGCTTGTCTACCCTGAACCTCACTCACGGAGCCCACAGCATACAACTCGTGGCCGAGCTGGAGCTTGCCAGTGGCACCGTGCTGAAGAGTAACAGCATCTACATGGGCATAGCCGTAAGAGAGAGTGGCAAGACCACGCCTATTGTCGTGGCACGCTTCGACTATGCCGACGGCACCATCATAGAGGCAGGCGCAACACCATATATCCAGACGACACAGTTTGACACCTACAATGTGAACTTTGCCGCCTACAACCCCAAGGAGACCCCGACACTGGCCACAGTGAAAGTGAACGGAGTAGTGGTTAGTCAGAGCCGTGTGAGCTTCAGCAACACCCAGCTCACGCTTCGCAGTGCCAACGCAGGCACACTGCCCTGTACCATCACCGTTGGAGCGACGACATTCACGTATAATCTCGTAAGCTCGAAGAGCGACCTGAACCTTGAAGAGCCCACCGACAACCTGAAGCTGAAACTCACTGCCGACGGACGCACCAACAACGATGCAAACAGGGAAGAGTGGACGGACGGCACCAGCACATCGACGCTGACAGGCTTCACCTTTGGTGGTGACGGATGGATGGGCACCTTCCTCAGACATAAGAACAGTGCCAAGACCGTGGTGAACTTCAACCCACTGGAGCAGCCGAGCAGCAACCCCACCAACGCCTTTGCCTTTGAAGTGAAGTTCAAGGCCAGCGAGGTGACGAATGAGGATGCCGTTATCATCAGTTGTGTGGATGCTGACGGAACAGGCTTTGTCATCACACCGCAGGAGGCACGCATGCAGACGAGAGGCAAGAGCACCGTGAGCATGAAGATGGCCAGTGGCGAGGTGCACGAGGTGGGCTTTGTGGCCTATCCCCAGAAGCAAGATGGCAGTAGCATCGACGAGCAGCAGAGCGACCTGATGCTCTACATGTATATCGACGGTATCGCCAGCAATGGCGTGCAGCGAGCCAGCAGCGACAGCATCTATCAGGGCACGGCCATGCCTATCACCATCGGAGGCACCGACGAGGCCACAGTGGACGTGTACAACATGCGCTCCTACTCCAGCTTCCTAACCCATCACCAGATGCTTGCGCTCTACATCATCGACCAAGAGACTGCCGACGACATGTTTGCCCAGTATGAGGAGAACAACATCTTCGATGCCAACGGCAACATCACCGTGGACAGCGTGCCCGAAGGCACACGAGTGGTTATCGTGACAGGCGTTGAGGCCAACGGAGTGCCCACCGTGTTGCAAGCCGCAGTGAACAACAACAAAAGTCAGAAGTACGACGTGACCGAAATCCTCACCTATGTGAAGGGAGGCTATGCCGAACAGAACATGCGAGTGGACGGAGGTTGCATCCGTTTGCAGGGTACCAGCTCACTGGCCTATCCTATCAAGAACTACCGCTTCTACACCAAGAAGGCCGACAAGACGCAGAGCCCGGTGTATATCGGTTGCGACGAGCAGGGCATAGGAGGCACGGAGGCAGCGAAGGGCAAGTGGAGTTTCCACCTGAAGGACGACAACCACGAGTATATCGCAGCTCCAGTGAACTGTTGGTGTGGCAAGGCCGACTATGCCGAGAGCTCATCTTCGCACAACACAGGTATGGCACGTATCGCCAACGACGTGCTTGTGGCCATCGGCGACGTGACCCCGGCACAGCAGCATGTGGACCGCACGAAGTACGACTACGACGTGCGCACCACCGTGGACGGAGAGCCATGCTACATGTTCTACCGTGCGACGCTCGACGACGACCCCATCTTCTTGGGCAAGTTCAACTGGAACAACGACAAGAGCACGGAGGCCGTGTTTGGCTTCTGTGATATTCCCGGCTACCATGACGACGCACGCATGAAGAGCTACTTCGACACGTTGAAGGGCAGCATGGATGCCGCCACCCTTGCCAAGACAGAGTTCAGCGTGATGGACGGAGAAGATAGCGTCATGGGTGACAACCCGACAGAGTGTTGGGAGTTCCTGAACAACGACTATCCAATGGGCATGTTCAAGACTGCCGACTTCGACAGCAAGACCTACGACAGCGACGCCAAGGCTGAGGTTGCCGACTGGACGAAGGTGTTTGAGAGCCGTTTCCCCGACAACGACACCCTGAACGATGCCTACGCCAACGGCACCGTGAAGCCCTACTTCCTTGAGAGACTTGTGAAGTGGGTGCAGAGCACCGACACCACCGCAGTGGTGGACGGAGGCACTATCACCATCAATGGCAGCAGCGTTGCCGACACCGTGGAAAACCGCAGAAAGAAGTTCCATGACGAGATAGGCGACTATTTCGACACCGACTATCTGTGCGACTACTACGAGTTTACCGACATCTTCGCTTGCTGTGACCAACGAGTAAAGAACATGATGCTTGCTTTCTGGTATAACCCCGACAAGGGCAAGGTACTCGGCTACTTTATCTTCTACGATTGCGATACCATCCTTGGTGTGCGCAACGACGGACGACTGAAATACGACTGGGACGTGGACGAGAACACCGTGGACGCAGAGCTGAGCACAGCCGACCACACCGTGTATGCCTACGCAGGCCATGACAGTGTGCTGTGGGCCAACCTCAGAGCCATGTTCCAGACGGAGCTTAAAGCCAGCTACAAGCGCATCCGCGCAAAGCTGACCAACGACCTCATCTTTAAGTATTTCGACGAGCAACAGAGCGATAAGTTCTGTGAGGCCGTGTATAACCAAGATGCCATCAACAAGTATGTGATACCAAAGACACAGGGTATCAGCGTGCTTACCAATGGAGTAGAGACGAAGCAGACCTACTCCTATCTGGAGAGCATGCAGGGAAGCCGCAAGACCCACCGCCACCGCTTTGTGACGAACCGCAACAGCCTCCTTGACGCATGGGCCAGCACAGGCACCTACACCATGAGTGATATTCGTTGGAAAGGCAACAGCGCAGCAGGCGCAAAGGTAGTGGCCAAGGCAAGCCGCCAGTACTACTTTGAACTGTTGCGTGAAAACTCCAGCTTGCAGCATGATAAAGTTGAGGCTGATGCAGAGTGGAGTGCCACCTACTCAGAAGAGGCCAACATCGGTACAATCTTCCATCTGTATGGTGGTACATGGATGAAGTATCTCGACCTTAGCCAGTGGGGAGGCTTCACCGACCTCACATTGCCGAGCTTGCCAGTGTTGGAGCACCTTATCCTTGGCCTTGCGTCAACGGGTAAGACCTACTCACTGACAGAGCTTGCCATTGGTAGCCAGCTACCGATGCTCAGGAAACTGGAGATACAGAACTACACCAACCTGAGCAGTCTCGACCTCTCTAAGTGCATGAAGTTGGAGTATGTGGATGCCACAGGCTGCACGACAATGAGCACGATGAGCTTTGCCGAGGCCAGCCCACTGGCAAGCCTGCATCTTCCTGAGAACTTCCAGACGCTTATCTTGAAGAGCTTACCAGCCATCAAGAGAAATGGTATTGTCTTTGACAATATCGCCAACCTCACAGGCCTGAGTGTTGAGAACTGTGAGCAACTCGACGGTTACGCACTCATGCAGGAGATTGTGGCCACCAGTGGCAGCAAGCTGAAATACCTACGCATCACCAATATTAATATAGAGGGTGACGGTAGCGACCTGCAAGCCCTCAAAGACAAGGACTTCGGAGGACTGGACGAGAACGGAAACATCGTTGTAGGCACATGTAAGCTGACAGGCCATTACCAGCTCACCAGCTACATGGACGACGACAAACTGGCCGTGCTGAAGAGCTTCTTCGACGAGCTGACCATCAAGCAGCCGACCTGCACCACCATTGAGTTTGACGACAGCATCAGCGACCCGGCCAACATTAGCAACCTTGACAACAAGACAGGTTACAAATTCAACAACACCTTCAAGCCGAGTGCCCATGTGTCGGCCATCCTTGCGAAGCGTCACCGTTACCTTGCGAAGAAAACGGCCACTGGAGAAATGACCGTGTGCCAGCTCCACGACGACAACAGCAACTACTTCGCTGACAACGACGACTACACGCAGGCCACCAAAGCCGACCTCACAGGCCCCAGTGGTGACGTGATGATATGGGAGCCTAAGTATTGGTATAAGGGCATCAACGACCTCACCAACAAGAAGAAGTATGCTTGCTATGCCAATGGCGACGAGGACAGCGAGCCGGAGCAGATGGGCGAGTATAAGAAACTCGTGCAAAGCGATATGGCCATCACCACAGGCTATGCGCTGAAGCTGAATGAGACGACCCTTGGCAGGGCCATCACCGCACTCACAGGATACAACTATGCCGTGATAGAGATACCGACGGACAAGGAGTATAAGCAGGTGAGAGTGCCGAGCTTCGCATCTTCCGCTTACGGCACGTTGATACTCGACGAGGACAACAATGTGTTGAGCTACATGAACGGACAGAGTATCAACGGCTTCATGGACGGAATGTATCTCTTCTGCACGTTGCCTGAGAAAGCCAAGAAAGTGGCCATCACCATCAAGGACGGTGTGGACTGGGACTATGTGCTCTTCTGTACCAGTGGCAATGTTGAGGCCATTGAACCTGACTGGGTATTCCACGATGAGTGCCTGATAGGTGTGTATGAAGCCAACATGGTAGACGACATCCTACGCTCAGTGTCGGGACGTGTCTCTACTGGAGGAGTAAACCAGAGTGCCTTCACCACCTACGCAAAGAACAGAGGCGACGGTTTCCAGCTCATCGACTGGGACATGCACAAGGACATCGGCAACCTGTACTTTGCCAGCCACGGCACAAGGAACGCTCAGGACACCAACGGCTATGGCTCAAATGATAGTGGACGCACTAACGGCAGAACCAACGCCACGGGTATGCAGGAAACATACTCCAACAATGCGGACACCGACGAGCAGACAGCCTACGTGAATGTGGGAGGCACCAAGGCGAACAACTATACCGATGGTACCAAGACTAACATCAGCTCACCTTGCGCACTGGGTTATGAAAACCTTTGGGGCAACAAGGCTGAGTGGCTTGGCAACACATGGTATAACAAGACCTTGCATGACAACAAGCTCCGTGTGACCGTGAACGGTGAGGAGCGAGTTGCCAAGGCCTACGATTGCGACGGATATGCCATCAGGGTTATCCACGGCAGGTTTATGGACCTGTTGCCAGCTACCAACAGCTATGGCAGCAGTACCACATACTATGCCGATGGAATGTACGCATACAATATTGGCGCAACGGCTCGTGTGGTCTATCGGTCGAACAACTATGCGTACGCGAATGGCGGTGTGTCGTGCTCGGGTGCGAACTACGATTCATCGTTCTCGAATGCGTACCTCGGGTCTCGGCTTGCCTTCCGAGGAACGATAAAACGTGCTGAGAGCGTCGAAGCGTTCCTGAGCGTGACGCAGGTGGCGTGAGGCGTGACACGTGGTTGGTGGGGAGCGAGGCCCCGAAGCCGAGCTTCCCACCCGACAAAACGAAAACGATAAAACGGAATGAAAATGATACGATATGGTTAAGACGATATAGGCGACGAACAGTCGCCGAAAGGCGGATTTCTCCAGTGGGCTCGTGTGGTCTATCGGTCGAACAACAATGCGAACGCGAATGGCGGTGTGTCGTACTCGAATGCGAACAACGATTCATCGAACACGAATGCGAACATCGGGTCTCGGCTTGCAATCTGAAAGAAATAAGGTTTACCGTTTGATGTGGTAGCCAGAAGAAATTAACATGCGTACGACACCGGGATATGTATATCCCAACGCTGAGCATGGGAGAATGAGCCTCGGCAGCAGCAAGCACCATCACAAGGTGTTTGGAAAGCGGAAACATAAATCGGGATGTAGAGTTTGGTAGGGCTACAGAGAAGTTAGCGGCCGAAGAACTTGGGCATCAAAAAAGGAAGGCTACAAATAGAATAGGTATGGAACGTATAGGTGACGAAATGCTCGACGAGGTTGCCGACTATGGCAACATATCAGACAGCATAGGAGTGGTGTTGAGAGGCAAGCGCAGGAAGCACAGCAACCAAGGCCGATATATCCTCAAACACCGTGACGAGGTGATAAAGAAGCTCCAGACGGAGCTAAGGAATGGCACCTTCCGTCTGCAAGGCTATCATGAAATGCTTGTCACCGACGGGCCAAAGATTAGACGAGTGCAGAGTGTGTGCCTCTATGACCGTGTAGGCATGAACGCCTTTTGCACCGTTGCGGAAAGAAAAATACACGGCAGGTGGATAAGAACCACCGCCGCCAGCATCAAGAACCGTGGCACCCATGACCTGTTGAACTATATCAGACGTGACATCCTGACGGACCACGAAGGAACAAAGTACTGGTATAAATGGGACTGGAGAAAGTTCTACGAGAACATAGACCACGAAGTGATGATGCAAGGTTGCAGGCACATCTTCAAGGGCAAGCGCACCCTTACACTGTTGGAGGACTTTATCACCATGCTTGAACATGGTTTGTCGATAGGCCTCAGAAGCAGCCAGATACTTGCCAACATGCTTGCGAGCATCTATATTGACCATGTGCTGAAAGACCAATACAGGCTTAGCCACCATTACAGATACTGTGACGACGGTAGCGAGGCCGCAAGCAACAAACAGAAGCTATGGATTATCCGTGACATCGTAAATGAGCTATCAGAGGCCATCAGTCTGACGATAAAGCCAAACGAACGGATATTTCCCGTGACGGAGGGTATAGACTATCTGGGCTATGTGATATACCCCGAAAAGACATTGCTCAGGAAACGAAACAAACAGAAAGCCGCCCGTAGGCTAAAGAAAGTGAAGAGCAAGAAGCGCAGGCATGAACTGGAAGCGAGCCTGTATGCCATGCTCAAACACTGCAACGGCAGGCATCTGTTCTATGTATTAACAGGAAAGACTATGATAGAGTTCAAGGAAGTTGGAATGACATACAAGGCCGACGATGGTAAGAAGCACTTCAACGGAGAAATGATGAAACTCTCCCGACTGGTGAACACGCATATCATCATCAAGGACTTTGAGACAGACGTAAAGACAAAGAACGGACTTCGTACGCTCGTGAGCTTCGAGAAAGAGGACGGGACACAGGGTAAGTACTTCACCGAGGACAAGCAGCAGCTCTATTTCCTGCAACAGTTCAAGGACAAAGGACTAATGCCCTTCCGCACCGAGATACAACTGGAGCACTACGGCGACGGAAAGATAAGATACATATTTACATAAAATAATGCTATTATGAACAGAGCAAACGGTTACAAGGGTGTGGCACTGAAAGAATGTGTGAACCCTATGAAGAACAAGTGGCGTGTGCGTTGGGGACTGACCCCGACGAACGAGACCGGGGAGAATGTAGACTTCTGGGAAGAGGAGTTTGGGCATGAGCCGACTAAAGAGGACATCCAGGACTTCATCTATAAGGCCATTGACACTGACGCACAGCAGAAGATCCTATCCGGACTGACGTTTAACGGCTTGCTTGTGTGGCTAAGTGCCGAGAACCAACGGAATTATACAGCGACGGCCATCAGGATCCAGACAGGCGACACGAGCGTCTTGCCGGTAAGCGTGAAGTTAGGAACCGATGAGGCACCAGTGCTCCAGCAGTTCAATACTGCAGGTGACTTCCTGGCCTTCTTCAACACAGTGAACAAACATATCTCAGACACACTTGCTGAGGCTTGGCAGGCTAAGCTTAGCATTGACTGGGATAAGTACGATCTTAAAGAGTAGGAGGCATGGCCATGGAGAAAATATTTCAATGGATGGGCAAGCACATGGATAAGATATGCCACTTCGCATTGTGCGCATTGATTGTCCTCACTGTGGCAAAGTTGTTTGCCGTGTACGACCGTGACTACATTTCGCTGATCTGTGGTACCATTGTAGCACTGTGCGCCGGAGTGGTGAAGGAAGATAGAGACCGGCGCACCGGTGGTATCTTTGACAAGCAAGATCTATTGGCCGACATCCTGGGAACCATTTACGGAGTAATCATTTACTTAATATAAGGAGGACGGCTTATGAACGACTGGAAAACAATACTTATGGGAATAGTGAGCAGCATCATACTCATGCTGAACCCCATCAAAGACTTTGTGGTGGGCATGCTGATAGTGTTCACGCTGAACTACCTGGCAGGCTGGACGGCCGACAGGGTTACCGGTGGAAGTTGGAGCATGAAGAAAACATTTAGCTTTGGCAAGCAGTGTTTCGTATTCTTTGGTATCATCGTGTTTATCTTTGTGACCGGCCATTTCCTTCACAAAGGCGACGAAGCATTGATAGGCGTGCAGTATGTGTGTATCATTGCCGTGTGGGCATACTCCAGGAACATCTTGCGGAACCTTCGCGACCACATACTGGAGAAAGGTACCACGATGTGGCAGCTTGTGGACATCCTATATTGGATAATCTCTTTTGAGATCATCGAGAAGTTGCCAGCCGTGAAGAAGTACTTAGAGAAGAAAGATAAAGAATATCAAGAAGAACGAGCAAATGAGACAGATTAAGGAAATTATCGTGCATTGTACGGCAACACCAGAAGGCCGTAACGAGACCGTTGCCGACATCGACCGTATGCACAAGGCCAACGGTTGGCGCTGCATTGGCTATCACTATGTAGTGTACTTAGACGGCACTGTGCACCCAGGCAGACCAGAGAACCAGGTAGGCGCCCACTGCAAAGGGCACAATCAATTCTCCATCGGTGTAGTGTATGTGGGAGGCGTAGGCAAGGATGGTAAACCCAAGGACACCCGGACACCGGCACAAAAAGCCGGACTGAGGAGTATTCTTAAAGATCTTAAGAAGAAGTACCCAGGCGCAAAGATACTTGGCCACCGCGACACATCTCCCGATCTGAACCACAACGGGAAGATAGAACCCAACGAGTGGATCAAGGCGTGCCCGTGCTTTGACGCTAAGACAGAATATCAGAACATCTGATCTACCATAGCAGATGAGGCCCCGAGGGCAGGCGCAGCGCCACCCGAAGGGCCATTATTGAAAACGTAACAAAATCAAGACAAATGGACGACGAGCAGAAGAGTGTAGGATGTGTGTTGTGGATCCTTGGCATAGGCATGCTGTTGGCAATAGCCAGTCTGTTTATGGGATGCACCACGACGAAGTATGTACCAGTAAAAGAGGCGCACACCGAATACCGGACGAGGACAGACACCATCCATCAGAAGGACAGCATCTTCTTCAGAGACAGCATTTGGACCAACCAGTACATGAAGGGTGACACCTTGGTACTGGAGAAGAACCGGACGACGAACTACTATAACAACCACTACTATAAGCAGGCAGGGAGAGATACCGTTATCATCCGTGACAGCATACCGCAGCCCTATCCAGTGGAGAAGGCACCATCAGCAAAGGATAAGTTCTTTACGAAGCTTGGCAATCTCCTATTGTGGGTGATAGGCGTTGTGTTGGTCCTGGCCATTGCTTATGGTGTGTATAGACTTTATAGGCACGAGAAGAAGCGCACGGCGTGAAAAGCCGCGCAGCAGTGGACGGGAATTTGTATTTTATGACTGAGACAGAAAGAAACCAAATTATATTTGCCGTATGAAAGTGATTGTGCAGATAAACAGAAAGAGCGTGATGGGGATAGTAGAAGGTATCTCCGTCACCATCAGTATGCACAATGGAGGCACGCCGACCTTTGAACAGTTATGGGCCAGTGACGCCGAAGGCCCCAAACTCGACATCTATTATAGAGAGGCCATTGGCGACCTGGAGCGCCACTTGATAGAATATATCAAGCAGAGCAGCGCCCAGTTTGACTTGCAGGCCAACGGCGAGGACTATGTTTGCATCCTGGAGCTTAGCGACCACTGGCCGCCCCGGCTGAAAGGACTACTGAGCAACAAGATGCAGGACTACCTGGTGCACAGCGTCACCGCCGGATGGATCAACGACTTTGAAGGTCTCACCGTGAAGCAGGACTTTCAGGCCATGGCCACCACCGACCTTGACGACATCCGCGTTATCGTGCAGAACCGAAGCTTTACACGCGCTGAGGCTGCAAGAGGCACCGACACTGACAAAGCCGAAGAAGAATACAGCACCACCGCAGGCGCACGCCAGACGGACACCAATAAAGCCGAAGAGGAACGTTTGCAAACCGCAGGCGCACGAGTCAACGACACCGACAAAGAGGCGAGCGAATACAGCGTAACCGCAGGCGCACGAAGCGAGGACGAGCAGAAAGCCATCACCGCAGACGACCAGAAGGCAGGCGCACGCACCGGCGATAAAAACAAGCCCACGACGGCCGCCGACCAGAAGGCCGGCAAGCGCACCACCGACGCCAGCAAAGCCGCCACGCCCGACGAGCAGAAAGCCGGCCAGCGCCACGACACGAAGGACACCGAGAAAGGCACCGAGCAGAGCGCAGACACTGGAGCACGCCACGAGGACAACGCCGAGGTGAGGCACTGGAGAGACGATACCGACTGGAGCGACACAAGAGACGAGTTCTTCTTGCGCCATCCACACCGGATAAGAAAAATTTAATACGTATTAGATATGGGAACCAACTTAAAGAAAATCAAACTGACATTTGACCTGGGTGAAGTTTGCAACGACATCCTGGCTAAATGTAACTTGATCTCGCTGAGCATCCACGATGCAGCGCTTGACGACATCAAGGCGAATGTGCAGGACCCGGACAATCCGGAAACTCGCAGTATCATCAACAGAGCCATTACAGAAGCTTTTGGAGCCGTGAAAGCCATGAGCCAGCGTTACCTGACAGTGGGCCGTGACACTGACAACAACGCCCTGGAGAGGATTGTGGCCATCAGCACCACCGATGCCGACGGCAACATTACCAGCATGACCTACGAGACAGTGACCATCAATCTCCAGATACCAAACTTCAATACGGCCGTGACGGATCATCTAAAGAGTATGATGCACAAGTATGTTGTGGACTGGACGATGTACCGCTTCCTTCAGGACCAGGTAGCAGACAAGGCCGCCGAATATAAAGGACTGGCCGATGCTGAGGACCACGACAATATCATTGCCGACCTGAACAGCCGGGAGCGCTTCACCATGCGCAGGGCCACTTGGTTGTAGAAATGTGATAAGCTTTTTTGTACAATGTTTTTCTTCATAGATATTAGTTTTTAAGGTTAACAGAAAAGAGGTGTTTTTAGGTAACAGAAGGCCGTCCAGCGTGATGTTTGGACGGCCTTCGCATGTTTAGAGGAGTTACTCATTAATGCCACTGAATAATTACAAATGGCCATTTGTTGTAGAAGCCTACCCAATATGCATCTTCTACACGCCAATACTTTTCCCCATCGTATATATCAGGAGTACGACCAGGCTTTGGTATAATATAGTATTTTATTAACCTTCTTTTCCAAGCAGGTAAATGAACATGAGCAAGCAAGGCACTCCACAGACGAGAGAACAATGGCACCAGAACTGCAATCAAGACAGCCTGGACAACCAACTTCAAAACAATCATATCAGTTGAACCACTTAATAACAGTATCACCTTTGTAACCTTTTACCCACACATACCAGGCATAATCAACAGCCGAAGAAGGACCTTCAAAATGGCCGTTGAAACCACACTTCAAACGAGAGGACGACACCCACACACGACAGGGAGGCTGAGTATCGAATAGATATCTACGTGCCTTTGATGAAAGGAACGTCAGTTTGAGGAACATGCAAACCTTGTGCCCATCGGGAATGATCTGTAAAGCCTTCTCCACAAACTCCTGAGCATACTTGTATGGTGGGTTGGTAACTATATCCCCATCCCAATGGAGATTGTCGATAGAAAGGAAATCGGCCACTTCTCCAAAGCCCCGGTCTATGAGATCCCGAGAGGTGACGTCGTACCCCCTACTGAGAACTTTTGAGATATGACCTTCGCCACATGCAGGCTCCAGGATAGGCCCTGAGAACTTTTCAAGGCGCAGCAGCCATTCTGTGGCTTCTGGAGAGGTAGCATAGTAATCCTCACGTTGGCGTGCATGCTCGGAATGTGAGCTTGCTCCGATAGTAACGTAGGTGCTCTTTCTATTTCCCGTCCAATCCTTACCCATCTACCTCAAAATCAAAATTTCTTGGATGCCAAACGTGGCCACATTCAGCACATTCACAGATAGTGCGTACATGCTCACCACCAGCATCATCACCATCACCAGTTACTACACCATCTTCTACTTGATAGATGTATCCAGTTACGGAATAATCGATAATTTGGAAGTTCCTACTTCCACATTTAGGGCATTTCTTATCAGTCATAATCTTAGAATTTTAGGACGGTGAGGCCGGAGGACACGGCAACGTCAAGTTCCAGCCGGCAACCTTTAGACTTCTCCCATTCAGGGAGGAAATAGATGTACTGACACGTGAGGAGCATTGTGAAATCCTTGCGCATGTGCAGATGCCAGTCGGCTGACTGGGAAATACCATTCTTGAAAGGACTGATAGGCAGATAGCCTTGCTTGCGTAACAAGTGTTCAGCCTTAGAGAAAGTTTCCATACGCTCCTTAAGATCATAGTGAGAGATAGGGCCGGAGATATAGACGCGCGCCCGAGAGCCACTTTCAAACGTCTCCAATTGAACATTGAAACCATACTGAGAGCAGAGCTTCTTAAGCAGAGGAGGATAATTGCCAGCCTCAACAGGGAAAGCCATGGTGGGGAACACCATACGCTCACGAGTATCAATCCGCAGGCCACGGTTGCGCAGCCTGTAGATGATGTTATACATGTTTTTCTTTGACTTCATAGCTTGGCATATTTTTGTGTAACGTTGAGTTGAGTGCCCCAATACTTTTCTCCTGGAGTAAGACGCAAGAAGAGAGCAAGCCGGAAGAAACGGTAGGCCGGAGCAGGGAGATAGGACACATGATCCTGATGCGACCAGCCAAAACACTTCCATGTACGGTTATCGTTGGAACCGTAGAAGAATATCACTCCTGGCTCCTTAGCATCCGAGAGCTGAGCAAAGCCATTAATGGCCAGTCGGACACCCTGGAAGTTGAGAGTACGAGTAACGATGAGGCCCGAGTGTACCGTCTGATCTGTATAGTCGTACTTCTTATTCAGCATGAGAACCGAGCCATCCCTTTTCTGTACGTAAGGATAAGGATTAGAGTTGAGGACCGCCAGAGGCGTTTCTATCATCATTGTGGACCAGGCACCATCACGAATAGAGTAGACCAGTGCCACTTCTTTATTATCGTCTATATCCTCCTGAGAAGGAACAGCCGGCAAGATAATGAGACGCTTGTTCACGTAGTCATTGAGGACAGTGCCATCTTTGAAGTATTCGATAGGAGGAGTGGAGAAGTCGATGAGCTGGATAATCTCTTCATCCTGATACTTGCCATCCGCAGCGAAGAGCGCACGCAGTTTGCCGAGCTGAGAGGCAATGTTGAAGAAAGGCCCGTCGAGCATATCCGAGAAGGAAGCAACAGACGATTCCACTACCTTGTTCAGTGCACGGTCAGTGGCAAAGACCACCGACTGATCGAGTTGAGCGATAGACGCAGCATTGATGCACACTTCACGGGAGATAGGATGAATACGGGAGTAAGTACCAGAAGATGCCACTTCGGGCACCCAGATACCATCCGTAATACTGGAGTAAGTACCAGAAGATGCCACTTCGAGCGCCCAGATACCATCCGTAGAGAACGCCATGAGAGGATATTGGCCGAACTGGCCCTGAGAGAGCGCACGGGTAGTTGAGGCTATGCCACGGATAGTACCGATGCCCACCGTGTTGATGCCATTGACAGGGAAGTAATAAGGGTTGTCCGCTTCCGATGTGTAGATCTTGTTTGGCATGGTGACAATATCGTCCACGGTGTAGGTTGGCTCAGAGGATATGTATGTGTAATCCTCAGTGAACTTTCCGATATTCATTGCGCCGTTGAGCTCATTGCAGGCCGTGAGAATAAAGTCGGTGACGTGAGAGACATTGTTGTCGATGTCAGTCCACCAAATATACATGTGGTCAGCGCGCGAATCCGGATAGAACTTAGGCATATTATAGAGCACGTAAGTATCGAAACTACGAGAGCCGAGGCCGGATGTTGGTATCTCCACATGCTTGTAGCCATCAGTCGTGCTAAGGCGTACCACCATCTTAGATATGTTGGCGTTATTCTTATAGACCAGATACGGGTATTCAGGGAAAAGTTGTTGCGGATTGAAGCCCTGAAACAGTTTCTCATAAGCTCCAAAGACGTTGAGCCGATGATTGTAGACGTAGGATCCAACAGGGAAGATGTAGTTGTGCGTCTTGTAGTCGTCCTTCATTTGCTCCTGAGTAGTGACATTCTCAATAGCGGAGCTATCAGTGATAACATGCCATTCGCCGGTACCGCCAAACTCGTCGTTGATCTTGATGGAGTGAATTTTGAAGAAGGCAGAGACGTTGGCTATCTTATCCGCGTAAGCCTCATCAGTGAGACCAGGAACATCAACCACATAGATACCAACACGCGAAGTGTCGCCGTCGTAGTGCCAGATGTTGGAAAACTCGCCATACGTGCGTATGCCATAGTCAGGCTTCTGCATGATGATATTCTTACACGTCTGAGCGCTATCAGTGCGCGTTATGGGAGCCGACACGAAAATATCAATGGACTTCACAATATCGGACCACTCTTTGAGGCCAGACACAACTTCATTGTTGCTCATCCATGTGTACTTCAACTTCACATTGCGAGGGTTATACATGAAGGTGAGCTTACCAATGGAGAAAGCATAACTCTTGCCGTTGCTATCCACACGGTTTACCTTGATAGTGTCGTCGAGGCCCACCGAAGTGTCGCTATCCTTATGGGCATTGACAACATACACCTGGAAGTTGCCAGGAACCAACACCGGCATGAAGATAGGCGCCGAGTGCATGACCATGGAGCCATCGTAGAGCCGATAGCAGTAGCGCACGAAGAAGTTAGCGTAGAAGTGGCCAGCCTTGGCGATGGTGCTGTTAGTACGGTTGATGAGTGCCCACACCTGATCTGTTATATCACCTTGCTTATCCGTCTTGATACGGAAAACAGTATCTCCAGCCTTGAAAGCCGTTGAAGTTTCAACCTTGTTAAGAACATCCCAACACTTTGTAGTTGTCTGTTGGAAGGCAGCGTTGAAGCCATCTGCAGAGCCATCCACAGAGATACCGCCAGTCTCATAGTCGGCAGTCTGATTATCGCTCAGATCAAATCTTATGGTGAGGAATGGAGGCTTTTGCCCGAGGTACTTATAAAGAGTGTCGGTATTCTTCCAGAGCGCATAGTGGATGCCATCAGAGGCAAGAATAATAACTGTATTCCCCACGCTTTCCACAGACTTGATAGTAACACCATCAGAGAACTTATGCACAAGGCCCATGAAGGTACCGTCGAAATCATACCAATAAAGCTCATGATATGTGCCGTTGGTGTATTCAGCAATGAAATGCTTGTAGGCCGTTGTCTCATGGACATAACGCAGCGTGCAGGGATATTCGATAGTATTGCCGTTAGCATCCTTATAAGTATCTTGTCCTGTAGTGAGAGGAACAGGCGTTATGCCATCCCCAGAAGGCCGGCCAACATACTCACCAGAGAGCACCGACGGACGCAGCGCGCCGTCGTGCAGCTCCACGCCACCACAAAGGGAGAGCTCACCATTATCAATGATCTCTTCATCACGGTTGAGGCTGAGGCCCTTAAATTTTATTTCCTGATTCATAATCATTAATCTTTTTGCCCCGTCGTGGAAAGACGGGAAGCAGTGGTTTTATTTGGCTTGAAGCGCCAGAAACGGAAGTAGTCGTTGTAGACACGAACGGGAGTACCACCAACGACGGTAGAGTTATTCTTGCGTACCGGTACATACTCGCGAGTTATCCAGAAGCGTTGCTTGTGAGAAAGCACCTCCATGTTGTAGTCGAAGAAAAGATTAGCCGGTTGCACATGGCCATCGAATGAGATCTCATACCAGTAGCGATGCAAGAACCACCAACGCCGCCGGCGCACATGCTGAATGGTAGTCTCATTGATGAGGCGATAGTCAGCAGGCGTGATAGCCCAGGAGCCATCAATAAAGACGCCGTGAGCATCCTCAGACGCTTGCACACGCACCAACATGCACACACCCGATACCATCACCTTAGCAATGGAGCCATGACAGAGAATCTTGTGGCAGCCTGGAATGTCCGGAAGTATCGTGCGAGAGCGCCCATCCTTATTCAGTACGAGCACCGTTGTCCGGAGAGGCTTGCGCACCATGTTCACTTGTTCGGGGAGATCAAAGGTTTGCTTCTTGCGTGCAAGACGATCCTTGACGGCCTGGAGACCAGAAGTGAACAAACGCTTTGTTTTGTCTATATAGGAGTTGTCCTTATATATAACCTTATCCTTAGTGACTATCTTTGAGGGATCAGAAATAAGGCGCGTGCGCTTTTTCTTTGTACGCTCCAGTTGGCGCCGTGCGCGACGGTTGAGGCCACCATTAGCGCCCGTCGTTGAAGGACTGGAAGCCGGTTTATTCTTTTTCATACGCTATTGTTATGCTTGATGATGATATACTTGTGAGTGTCGCAGACGGTGGAGCCATCCTTCAGTACATTGTAGAGAGGACAGGGTATGCCATTCTTGTGGAAGTCACAGAGGTTGCAACGAGACGGTATGCCATCGTCGAATGAGATACGCAACTGAGTGCGCTGCAACTCCTTCTGTTTCTTGTAGAGCTCGTTGAGATCACCAGTCTGTGTATCAAGCTCTTCTTTCTCATCCCCCAGCTCACTGTATAAATCCTCCATGAACTGGATAGAAGCACCAGGAACAGCAGTCAAGACACCCAAGGGCAGCGCAAACTTGTGAGCAGCCACAAAGGCAAGTTCCTCATCAGTCATGGGCACCGCCTTGCAGATGTTTCCGAAGTTGGAATAGAGCCGCCCAGGGATGATAGGCCGCGCTTGCCGTATATTCTCCAGTGGATGCTTGAAGTAATCATGCAGCCACGACCGGAACAAATCAAATAATCTAAGTTTACTCATGTGTACAAAATTAGTTATGCTTGTTGAGGTTGATGTGATAAACTACCAATCGTGTTGAGGCCTTATGAATAAAGGAACCGTCGAAGCACTCAGAGGAAAGAACGGCGAGAAATATACCTTTGGTGCAGTGCGCCGCATGAAGTCGGCAATGTATTCAGCATACCACGCTCCCGGATGTTCTTCCGTTGGCGAGGTGGGAGGGAAATAGTTACTCTTGCTCATGTGGCTTGACGTTTGATAGTTGATGCTCCAGGAATGGAGAAGAATGTACCGAGAAGTGATAGACGAACACCCACGGGTTTTCGCTGAACACGTCTTTATTCATGCAGCGATTGACAAGACCAGCGAAAACAGCGCGAGGATCATCAAAGACCTGGCCGTTGCCAATGGTATAGAATGTTTCCTTGCCGGCATCGTTGATACGCACACCTTCCTGTATGCAGTCGCCAGGTGAGATCCACTGCAAACGCTCCAGTCGCACTTCGTCAATAGTAATCAAGTAGGGCATGAACTGAGAGAGCACGAACATCTTATTGCTCCATCCTGGAAGTTTCTCTGCCCACACCTTATAGTCGAGAGCAGCCGTTGTGACTACATCCGGATTGATTTCTGCAATCCTTTTCTGTATGAGTTGATAGGCGTGTTCATAACTCATGGCCACGGCCACATCTTCGCCCACGTGATAGTGAGAACGCAAGTTGATGAGTATCTTTGCCACCGATTCAAAGTCGGCAGTGTCGTCGAGGTGTTGTTTCTCTTCAATCATCAGGCGAGCAACACGACGTGTCATTGTTTTGTCGCCGTTAAGCACCTTTTCTGTGAGGTGGAACGCATCGTTAAATAGGATCTTCTGCATTGTTGATAATCTTTTGATACTTGTCACTGTTCAATTCTGCATTGATGTTGCCAGCAGCCGTAGCGAAGCTTTCGCAGGCCTGAGCCAACGCCGAGAGAGCGCCTTTCTGAGTAGCGCGAGGATCACCCCAGATACGACGGCCGGAGCACTCGCCGCATGCCTGGAATTTCAATACCTTCTCCCCGGACCATGCGACCGGGGAGATAGTGATAGTTGCTTTAGACTTCTTCATGAGTGGCTTGCTTATTTGATTGTTGATGTAACATGTTACGCAGATCTACCGCTTTTTGTCCTGTTAGTTGGAGCAGTCCATAGTACCTCCCGGCCTCCAAGCTTATTTCGCGACTTCTATCCCTGTAAGTTTGTAAACGAGATAAAATACCACGAAAGATAGAAAGCTCATAAGAAATAGTATCTATTTCATCTTCAGTGCAATGATAGGCATCTTCAAAGACAGATTCAGGCGACCATGAACGATAGCCGTCAGGATAGACTACAAGATAGCCTGGCTCATCCTCACCTTCTTTGGAGTGAGCCGATTTGAGAGAACGACCAAGTTCTTTCTCTGCATCCAGTTTGCTCATCGGGCAAGCCTGGATAGTCTTAGTGCCGGTGTAGTGCACCAGCTTCAATTCATTCTGTTTTTCCATAATGCTTAATCTTTATATGGTCCATAATAAACCAGTTTCTTATATAGTTCAAAGTCACTGGTTACTTTCTTCATTATTTCTTTATTCATTGTCCCCACCCAATGAGGAGTGCCCTGTTGATTATAGGCCTCAGTAATGATTTCACCTATATGATTAGTTATATCATTCTCCAGATCGTTTACAAGATTGCGGCACTGAAGCCGATAGTGAAAAAGAATCAGCCGCCAAATCCAATACGCAAACTTATCCCAAAGTTCGCGTGGACTGTAAATCGTAATTGTGATCGTTCTTTTCTTCATTTCTTTCTTCTTTTGCTTGCTAATTGCATTTGAACGTAGCGACGATGAGAACGCAGCCAATCGGGATCCTTGCGCAGACCGAAAACGCGAGAGGCGTTATTGATTGCGCTCACCGACACGCCCATTATATCCGCAACCTCCCGAGAGGTGTGCTTTGCGTAGAGCTGACGGAGCTGAATAACCTTATCGTCGGTCCAGACACGACGGCCAGGCTTAAACTCGTGCTCAGGCGAAGCGTGCTCGCCACGTTTCCATTGTCCACTGTTCCCTATGCATTTGTTCAGAATACGCATTGTCTTGCAGTTGGCACGAGAGTGAGCACGCATCCATTCCGGATCCTTCTGCAAACCCAGCTCACGAGCTTTGCGGATCATCGTGCGGACAGAGACGCCGCACTCTATCGCCACGTCCTCATTCTTTGTACGAGGATAGAGGCGCCGAAGATCATCAAGCATTTGCTTGCTCCATGATATGCGAGTGGCATAGCCTTCACGCTCCACTACACGGCCGTATTTAGTATGATAGAAACAACGCTTCATATTACCAATCAAAATTTAGTTCGAGTTGCTGAGGCTGATGAGAGACAGCCTTCTTAGATTTCTTTTTGTGAGAGGGAGCCGGTGAAGGCGTGCACGGAGCGACCGGATGAGGGGATGTATGGGGGATCCCCTGTGCATCCCCTGTTGCTACCATTGCAGGCGCTGAGACCGGAGAAGTGCCAACTGTGGGTTTAGGATTATGGCAGCTTCGATATAGTTGGTAGAACTCCTCCAGATAGTCAGTGCCAAGGCAGTTGCGCTGTTTGTCCCAATGAGTGCGGAGGAACTCCTCACAAGTGGTAGTGGCCGGAGCCTCATCATCGAGGCAGCGCACCCAACGCTTGTGCATCAAGGCTGTGGTGTGTGGAACCTTCTGTACTTTGATGTAGTCTTTCCAGAAGGGATCATCCGGCCATTCCTGGACCACGGGAGCGTCGTAGCTTTCCAATCCTATCTCAACGTGCACGCGCTTCATGGGCTATTCTTCTTTGTCTGTGTCCGGACCTTGCATATTTTCCGGAAGTTTGACGAGATACACCGTGAGATCCTTCGCCGCCATACCAGCATGCAGTAAGCCTTGATACATGTCGATGTCAGCTATCACCGAGCCGGCTTGCAAAGTAACTATTCGTCTCTCTTCATACTTTGCCGGTTTGGCAAGAGTACGACCGATGAAGAATAGGCCACTCTTCTCATTCTCATCCATGAGATTAACCTTCTCAATGGCATCTTCCGGTAGTTGCTCACACATCTTCTTAGCAACAGTGGCAGGAATCTTGTTACCTGGCTTGTCAGCATAGGAGTGCCGGAACACATCCATAATCTTAGTGTCAGATACCGAAAGTACCTCATAGTCGATCATGGTACCGCCCATCACATGGTGCATATACTTCTCAGCCTTGGCCGTGCTGTTGGCCTGAACCAGATAAGTGACACGCGAGCGCTTCTCCTTCTCTGTTTTCTCATCAATGGTGATGAAGGCTACTTTGACCTTGTACCATTTGTCGTCAGCATCTTTGTCGGAGAAGAAGATCTCACCGTAGGTAGCTACCTTTTCAGTAACCACCTTGAAGTCGCCCGAGATATAGGCCGACATTTCTTCTGTAATGCGAGCCTCAGCTTCGCTAAACGATAGCGCATCCACGGTATACTGTTCTGTAACCTTCTTCTGGGTGCCATCCTCCATTGTTTTGTCATAACGGATTCCTACTTCAAACCAACTGGCCGTGATAGACTGTATGCTCAGGCCGTCGTCGGTTGGTGTTAATTTTTCTTTTGCCATAGTTGTATTGATAAAGTTGATTACACTTCGTTTTCTGAAACGCCGTCGGAAAGAACTTCCGGAGCGTGAGCACGCACAGCAGTCTTAGCCAAGGTGAGTGCATCCTTGAAGATTTGTTCGAGTGCCGGGTAGGCCTGAATAGTTTGTGCCAGCGCGATTGTTGCTGATACCGAGTTGCCGCCAAAAAGATGCTGCACGCTGTGTCCGTCAGTAACCACGCAAATGGCCGTGTCCGCCGGTGAACGGAAGTGAGCGCACGCATCGAGAGCGTAGCCCATAAGCTCGTAGAAGGTTGAACCCTGTTTGTTGTCTGTTGATTTTTCCATATCATGCTTTTTGAAGTTTAACTAAATGCCTTATCGGCTTACCTTGTGCACAACTCCCGAACATTCCGGGCCATTGGCCGTAATACGGAGATTTGCTATTGAAGCATCTACCCCCCCCATAAGGGCCATCTACGATGCAGAAACAACATGCTTCACAACTGAAAAATACTTTGGCCATGATGCTACTTGTTTAATAGTTTTTTGAACTCAGCGCGAGCGCGTGCAGTCTCTTCGTCCTCGATTTCCTTGTAGGCTTGCTTAATGCTTTTGTCTATCTGTTTAGGCACCCACCCCATGTAGTCTGTTACCACGTCACAGAAAGTATCTAAATCGCGGATGATGTTATACTTGCCACCGGCAGCCTCCAGATATTGCTGAAAGATTTTCTGTGATGGCTCCTGACGTCCCGTCTTGGTTTTCATTTCCAGTGCCAGGCAGGTGTAGTATTTCTGAAACACCGGAGTGTTGAAGTCGGCAGGCACCTGGAGCATGAGATTAGCCACACCGGCCACCACGCCCTCGGCCTTGTGGATTGCACCTTGACGACGATTGCCGTTGCCCTCGTTCTTTGGATGGAAGAGCAGCTTGGCGTAAGCAGGGTACTGAGCCCTGAACCACTTTATGCAGGAGATCTGCAGGTCTGATTCTTTATGTTTCATAATCGTTTTCGTTTTAGAGTGAACCTTCAAAAGCACGAGTAAAGTTGTCGAAGCGAATAATCCAGTCGAAGTCAGCAGGCGTTTTGCGTTGCTTTGTCTTTCCGTTGGCGTAGGGAGAGTGAAGGGCATTGCCCAAGGCCGTGCGTATCTGATCGCCGTTGTACTGTTTGCGAATGGCCCTCAGAGCTTCACGCCGTTTATCGGTTATTACCCTTACCGGACGGATGGAAGCGCCGGTGTAGGCAACCATATCGTTGAACCAATGCAGCACTTTCAAAAACCATTCTTCTTCGTTTTTCAAAACCTCCTCGCGTTTTGTTTTTTTTGAATAGTTAGTATCACAAACTATGTTTGTATTACTATCATTTACATTATCATTTACATTATCATTATCATTTACATTATCATTATGCTTAGCAAAATTAGCATTTGCTTGGTTTGCTACATTTGCTAACTCTTGCCGTGCTTGTTCAGCATTTGCTTTTGCACGACCACCCCGACGGCCAGCCGCTTTGCGCTTAGCCACGATGCCTTCGTACTTCTTTGTGTCCCGGTCTATTTGGAGCCGCATGAAGTTGAAGGCCATCTTAATCTCAGGGCATGAGAATGTGGGCACCTCATCGGACATCACGTAGTGGAAGAGCGCTTCAAACAGTTCTCCCTTCTGAGCCTGTGAAAGCTCAGTGATAGCCTCATACTGCGAAGTGTATAGAACAAAACTCTCCTTCATACAGATGCCTCCACAAGTTAAGCAGAGACCCTTTCTTTCAGGGCATAGTCGTGAACAACGTTTGGCACTTTGGCCTCATCAAAACGCTCACAACCTGGCCGACTGGCCACGTCTACTTCGTAGATGTTGCCGGAGAGATCAGACGACGGCAACGGCCGTTTCTTACACTCGCGAAGGATAGGATCGTAAGTGTTATGCCGGTAGAGGTGAGCCGCTATGCATTGGGCACAGGTAGTGCCCTGTTTATATTTCTTTGCCATAATAGTCAGAAGTGTTTTTAGTTGAGGCTGCAACTGTTTCATAACAGTATGCAGCCGATGTTTTCTAACGTTACTTATCTATGTAGTTAATCGTATGCTTAGAGCGTTTCAAAGAGGCCACCAAGCAGCACAGCGCCGAAGAGGCCTAAAGGATATAGAACGCCGTAGATAATCCATTCACGGAGCGTGAAACCTTCACGACGATAATCTTCTAATAATTCCTTCATAGTCGTAGTGTTTTAAGTTAGTGATTGCCCAGGATCATGGACGGAAGTTCGTTATAGTTCTCTATGTTGCTATGGTCCCACATGGAGCGCCACAGGCGGTAGAGAGGAGTGAGGGCCGCCGACTTCTCGCCGCGCATGTAGAGACGCACGACGACACGTTGGCCGTAGAACTGATCCGGAGTGATGCCTACCACCTCGGAGCCATTAATCACCACGGCCCACATGTGCTTAGCAACCTTGCGCTCTATATCAAGAGCAGCATCCGCACGTCTTGAATAGATCATTTCGCCAAGCTTAACAAGGCCGTCGAAGTTACACACTGTACCATAGCCGTGACTATTGGTAGTTTTCCAGGTCCCAATCATAACATTTCCCCACATGATGGAACCATCTTTACGGAAGATTACATTTGTTTTCATATATCGAAGCTTATAAGTGTTTATACTTCTTGATTGCTCCTGAGTTGAGTGCCGATTGAATGTTGAACCGGCTGATGAGCGTGCGACCGCCTATCTTCTGTGGAGTGAGTTTGCCGTCACTGATATAGTTATAGACAGTGGCCGGTGTTACCTTGAGATACTTGGCAGCCTCTTCGATGGTATAATTCTCATCCTGGTACTGAGCCTCAACAACCTTCACAGTCTTGCTGATGAGGGAATCAGCAAAGGCTTTGAGATCGGCGAGCGACACCACAAGAAGCGTGTTGCCAGCACCAGAGTTGATTATAGACATCAAGTTTTCCATTAGCGTGTACGAGTGACTTCAATAACTTTGTCTGTCCGGTTGAGGTGTGTAGAGAACTGCATACCTTCCGTGAGAGAGAGATAAGAACAGGTGTTCTTCACAGTAGCCAGGCGATGAAGCTTGAACACTGTGCACTTGCCTAAAGAAAGCGCCCGAAGTGCAGGTGCAATAGGCTGTTTTTCTGCTTTTTTCTTGCTCATTACTTACTTATTTACTAACTTTATGGTGCAAAGATAAGCAATATGAATTAACAAAGCAAGCAAAACGAATACTTTTAATATTCATTTTGAACTTTTTAACGTTTTAGACTATGGATAAGAAAGAAATGCTCGAAGAACTTATATCTCATTATACAGATGGGAATAAAGCTAAGTTTGCTAACATGTTAGGTGTAGCACCTCAGACTATCAATACTTGGATAAAACGCCAATCTTTTGATATTGAATTGGTGTATTCAAAATGCGAAGGTCTTTCAGGTGACTGGCTTCTAAGTGGCGGAGAAGGTGATATGCTTCGGTCAGAGCGTGTTTCAACAAGTGAGCACGACGAGATTATTCAACTTCGTGCGGAGAATAGTGTTCTTCGCGAAGTTGTTGGGTTAAAGAAGAACCATGGTGGGATGGTGAATGTTGGATAATTAATCTCAAACCAAAAATATGAAAGGCTTAGTCTATATAGGTTGCCATTTATTACTGATAATATCATTCGTTGTCATGTGGTTTACGGACGGATTATTACAAAATTTGACCGTGATTACTGTTACTACGTGTGCATTTGTTTTAGCTTATGTTAAGATGCAGTATATAGGAGCTGCTTATTTTGCAGAAAAACATGGTGTCAAATTGAATAGCCGATTAAGTATTCTTGGGCCTGGAAAAATTAATGTGTTTTTTACTATTTTCACACCAATAGCATTGATTGCATCAAATATTTGGCTTTTCTTTCAATATAGTGTAACTTTCAATAGAATAGTTTGTGTCAGCAATATTATAGTATTCGTATTGTTTTGTATAATTCTTTTCAAGGTGGCATCAAAATGAACACAGACCGATTGAAGCAGCTCTACGAAAAGAGCACAGACAAGTACGGTGATGCCAAGAAGATGGGCACCACCTACCAAACGATGTGGAATATCATACACAAGCAGCGCCCCTTCCAAACCGATCTGTTGGAAAGGATAGCCGCCTTCTATGGTGTGCCAGTGGGTTACTTCTTTGATGAGGCCGACGCCGACGGCCACAACGAAGATAAGGAGCAAATAAAAAGCCTCCAGGCGCAAGTGGAGGCTTTGAAAGACGTTATTGTCCGGATGAAAAGTTAG